GGATAATTAAATATAATTAAATATATTTATTGATAATTATCGCCATTGTGTTAAGCTATCCATGCCGTCAAATTCTGGCGGGTAACATGGGAGTTTATAAAATGGCAGAACACAAAAAAGGCGCGGGTAGACCTAAATTACGGTTTATTCCGACAAAAAAAGTAATGGGGGCATTGACCCATGAAGACTTCGACAGACTCGACAATCACTGTAAAAAGTTTGACTTGGTAAAGATGCACGTTGTCGCATTGGCGGTTAGTGAATTTCTTGACAGAAACGAGGTGGCGAAATGAACGAAATGGTAACACAGCAAAACGCATTACCCACGCTTGCCGACCTGTACAGCGATAATTTAGAGACTGCCGCACGGCTTGAGCAATACACGGTTTTATTAAATCAGCAACCCAAACCTGAGTGGGTAAAAAAACATCCGTTTATTCGTGACTACCTGTATTTACCAGCTGATAAGGTTGAATACCTGTTAAAAGCGATTTTCAAGGAATACAAAATTGAGATCACTGGTCAGGGGACAGCGTTCAATGGCGTATGGGTAACGGTTAGAATCCACTACAAAAACCCGATAACTCAAGAGTGGTTGTTTCATGACGGCATCGGCGCGGCACAGCTACAAACCGCGAAAGGCACTAGCCCTGCTGATTTAGCTAACATCAACAACGGCGCGTTATCAATGGCGTTTCCGATTGCCAAGACCGTTGCAATTAAAGATGCTTGCGACCATTTCGGCACGCTGTTCGGTTCAAACTTAAACCGCAAAGACACGGTAAATTATGGGGCTGATTCGTCACTTGTGCCATTGCCTGTCTACACGACTGAGCAAGTTGACGCTAATATTAGCAAATGGCGCAACGGCGTAGCACCAGCAACGGCGGTAATAAATAAAATAAAAACTCAATACATCGTGACAGATGAAGTTGAGAAACACATTTTAAATAACTGGAGTAAATAAAATGAGAATACATGAAGAGCAACAAGGAACTGACGAGTGGTTAAAGCTACGCACCACTGCCCGAACCGCAAGCGAAGCTGGGGCAATGATGGGTGTAGGATATATGACTCGCTCACAATTGCTTGATTTGAAAAAATCAGGCAGTCCACAACCAGTCTCAGAGTTCCATCAACGATTATTTGACCGTGGACACGCCACAGAAGAACTAGCGCGTAAGATTATCGAGGAGCAAATTGGCGATGAGCTTTATCCGCTTACTGTGTCTGAGACAATGGACGGAGTTTATTTGTTGGCATCACTGGACGGCTTAACTAACGATGGCAAGACACTTTTTGAACATAAACTGTGGAATGAAAGCCTAGCTGGTTTAGTAAAAGACGGTCTTGTTCCAGATAGTCACAAATGGCAATTAGTACAGCAATTGCTAGTCACAAAAGCCGAAAAAGTAATTTTCGTGGTATCGGACGGCACGGAAGAAAATAAGGAGCAGTGTGAGTTTTACCTTAATGACAATGATAAAAACGCACTAATTGATGGTTGGAAACAATTTGATATTGACTTGCAAAGCCACGTTATCACACCGATTATTAACCTACCCGCTATCACGCTGGATATTAGCGAAGTAGCGTTAAATCTGCACACTCCTGAAAATCTGGTTGATAAAATCAGAGCGCAAGCAGCGAATGTTGGTGTGTTCGATATGTCTACTGAAAAAGGGCGTGAAGCTTGCAGAAGTCACGCTGCAACAATCATAAAGTGCATTTCCCCTGCGCTTAATGAAAGCAAAAACCTTGCATCATCAGCAAAGAAAGTAATCGCCGATGACCTTAATTTTAGAAAGCAGTTTGAAGCTGGGGTTCGTGAAATTGCGGCAATGCACCGCGCACCGCTTACAGAGTACGAGCAAGTGCAAAAAGATATTGCAGACAAAAAAGAGCGTGATGACCGCGCGGAAGTCGAACGAATAGAAAATGAACGGTTTTTTTCATTATTGTGGGATGAAGCTCATTTTTTGAATGACAAGTTTGATTTTGATAAAGAAAAAGCCGAAGCAGCAAAAGCCAAGCAAGCTGAGCAAGACGAAAAAGACCGTTTAGCGCGTGAAGCCGAATTGATTGAACAAGGTCGTTTAGCCGCTGAACAGGAAAGCAAATACGCACTGGAAAAAGCAGAACGTGAGAAAGCCGAAGCCGAACAGCGCGAACAACAGGCGATTGAATCAGCACGGATTGCTAAAGAACAAGCTGAACAACTGGAAAAAAAGCGGTTGATTGATGATGAAAATAAACGTGTTGCCGCACTGGAAAAAGCAGAAAAAGACAGATTGCAAGCCGTTGAAGACGAACGCAAACGAGTACAAGCAGAAGCCGATAAGCAAGCCGCTATCGAAAAAGAACGTGCCGCAAATACCGCGCACAGAACAGCGATAAAATCTGAGGTTAAAAAACTGCTTATCGATTTTGGAATTAGTGAGGAACAATCGATTTTAATCGTACAACTGGCTTGCAAAGGCAGTTTAGGCGCAATGACAATTAAATTTTAAGGAGTTAAAAGCATGAGCAACAATTTTTCTGGAGTTTTAAGAGTAGGGAAAGACGCAGTAACACGCCAAGCTGGCAGCACAACTGCAACAGGTTTTAGTGGCGCGTGTAATGTTGGGTGGGGTGATAAGCAACAGACGCTATGGTTTAACTGTACTATTTTTGGTGATCGTGGCACAAAGTCAGCGCAGTACATTTTAAAAGGCAACCAAATATGGGTATCTGGCGAGCTATCACAGCGGGAATATGAAGGTAAACAGTACCTTGAAATTAACGTATCTCAGTTTGATTTTGTCGGCAAGCGTGGCGAATCAGAATCAAGCGCGTCTACAACAACTAACGCACCACAAGCACCTGACGACGCGCCTTACGACGATGATATTTTATTTTAGACAGTAATAACCAGCGCAAGGACGCGCATAATAAACTGGAGAACAAAATGGAACTATTTAACCAAGCATTAAAGCTCCACAAGACTTTAATCGAAGCGATAAGCACGGCAATAGCCGAACAAGGCGATTACAGCCGTTTGCTTATTATCATCAAAAAAGCAGATAAACGTTTAGTGCGTCGGGCGGTGAGTTATGGACATAAGGCAGGCGCGTGATGGCAATGGAGACACCTACATCATTAAAAGAAAAAGGACTTCAATACAAAGGGTTAGTTAGTGAAGTGGCGTTAAAGTCATCGACTCACTACATTGTTGATGTGGCTTATTCATCAGTAAATGTTATTCACAGATCGATTTTTTACACTGGGTTTCTGGACGACGAAGGCATTCCTTCAAATTACAATGGAATATTCTCACAAGGCTCTCAAGAAAATAAATTTTCTGACATTTATTACATGAAAATAGTGTCAGAAATAACTGAAATAAATGAAGATAACGAGGGAGGTATTTATGAGTAATTATACTAAACTAGGCTTTGGTGATTTATGCCAAGCCGATGAACAAGAAGACACGCGCCCACAATGCTCACACTGCAATAATCATCATAATGGAAGCTTTCAATTCCAAGAATGGTGCAGCCCGCGCTGTTCGATTTTGGGGAATTTGGGGCAAATGAGCTATTGGGTTAATGAATTTACGAAAAAATTTAGCAGTTATGAAGCTGTGATTAAAGGACTTACAGAGCTTGGCTGGTTCGACGGCGTAAGCGAATCAAGCACGAACCGCTGGCTAAATGCAATCTGGGCAAGAATGGAATCTGGGCAAGAATGGAATCAAACAAAGACATAATTGCACAAGCCGCTGAACTGGAAAATTATCACGATGGTTATTAAAAAAAATCAGAAGTCGATAAAATAAAAGGGCTAAAAGGGCGCTACATGACACCAATATGCCCGTTTTGTCGCTCAAAAATGAAAGTCATGATGTACAAAGGCTATTATGATTCGTTCCCGAAAATAGGAAAACTGAAATGAATGAATTTACAGAAGACCAGCAAGCACTTTACGACCTAATGTCCGACTTGTCCGAGGAATATTTCTTCGCTGGCTGGATTTGCGGCTGTGAAGATTGGCTATGGAGGCAGTTAAACAATGAAGGCAATGGAAATTACAATATTACCGATGATCAACGCAAAGAACTTGAAGCGGCTAAAAACAGAGCAGGAGGCTGGATTATCTGGGATGATGATGCAAACGAACCTGGATTTTTAACGATTGAGAGCTGGAAGAACAAGGTGAAATTATGATACAGACATACGAAACAAGAAGACCAAGTAAAAGCGGGGGCAAGCATAGTCACATCATCTATGTGGGTACAATTTGCACTTATGATGAAATCGACAGTGCAAAGCGAGAACCGCCGCGCCAAAAATCGACTTTTGAAGACACTGATAATTATTACAAAAACCTGTTTGCCGAGTTTTTGCTAGACAAAGATAATTTTTTAAAAGACAAAAGAGGACGAGAGCTTTTCTCTGTAAGCGAAATAGCTGAGACTATGGGGGTTTCGGTAACTCGATTGTCGCGCCACATGGATGATAGATATTTTGCTGTTTTCAGAGGAGCTAAAATTTATATAAAATCATTTTCCCATATTCAATTGTACGGCAATGCAATATCTCTAAAAAACCATGTAATGTGGGCTAGTGCAACGGTAAAAGAGTGCAATGCGCATCTTGATAAATTTAGGGTGAAATCATGAATGAAATTAGAGATTGGAAGCTAATACAGTATGCACCACTTGATACGCCGTTAATCGTAGTCTGGAATGGAGTTGTGCAAAATATACTTTTTACGGTTGATGGCGATGGTGTGTGGTGGACGGCAGAAGAGGAGTTATGCGTGTCTGATTTAACAAAAAAAGACTCTCTTTGTCCGACTGATTTTAATCCAAGCCATTTTATGGAACTTCCAAAATTTATGGTTAAACCATGAACTGCTCAAAATGCAGCCACTGGAACAGTTGTGATAATCGCAACAAACACGGCACAGGACGCGAAGCATATCCACCGCATACACAGCTTGGCGCAAAGCCGTATTGCTGGGAATGTAAACACATTTGGATAAAGCATACCGACTTTAAATGTCGTGAGTGCCATGTGTGCCACGCGGTTAAGCCGCTAAACGATGATAGCGTGCAAATTAAATACACAAGGGGATAATATGAGAGTAATTGAATTTAGAGGAAAGAAACGAACTAAACTTCAATCTAAAAATATTGATTTATTTAACGAATTAGAAAAACAGAATGAATGGGTTTATGGTAGTTTTTCAACAGGAATTGAGGGCATCGGTGCTTACATAATGCCACATTGTTACACGGCTGGATTGATAGAAATAAGCGAAGATGTAGACGAAGATGGCGAAGACGTTATTGAATACGGAACTGATTTATTTTTAGGGGGATGGATTCAAGTATTCCCTGAGTCAGTCGGTCAGTACACAGGGCTTATAGACAAAAAAGGCACAAAGATTTTTGAGGGCGATATTATTAAATACAGAGGCATTGGAAAGAAAGAATATGCAATTGCAAAAGTGACGTTTAGTGATGCAATGTTTTATGCGTGCTACAGATTATCAGATTTAATGCCAGGTAGTGTATTTGAAACTGAAGTTATTGGAAGCGTGTTTGAAAATCAGGATTTGTATCATGGCAAAGCCTAACGAACAACAGCTTTTAAATGCCCGCGCCCATGAAGTTGGTCATCGAATCGAGAACTTAGGCGCGGCGGGTAGTTATCGGGTGCATAATAAAACAACTGGCGCGTATTTTATAGTGTCAAAGAACTCAGAGCTGAGAGAGTTAATTAGTAATTTGGAGAAAAAGAATGAAAGTAAGAATTAAACGTCTAAACAAAAATGCAGTTATCCCAACCTACGCAAAAGCGGGTGATGCTGGCATGGATTTGGTAGCAGTATCGGTATCAGGCAGTAAATACCAAGTAAGTTATGGCACTGGCATAGCAGTTGAAATACCAGCTGGATATGTTGGTCTTATTTTTCCGCGTTCATCAATTCGTAATAAAGACTTATCCTTATCAAATGCGGTCGGCGTAATTGATAGTGGTTATCGCGGTGAAATATCGGCTACGTTCAATCGCACGTTTGGCGCAAACGATTATGCAATCGGCGACAAAATCGCCCAAATTATAATCATGCCTTACCCGCAAATTGAATTTGAAGAAGCCGATGAATTATCGACAACTGAACGCGGAGCTGGTGGCTTTGGTAGTACGGGACTATGACCACACACTGCACAAACGAGTCATGTCAAGAGCGCACTAAATGCAAAAAAGGACAGCCCATGCGGGACGGTCAAAATGCGAAATTTTTGCATCCAAAAACGGTTTTCCATGACTGCGAAAGCTTTGAGTGCTTAGTCTGTCACTTCACGCACGTCCACGGGGAAGATGAAAAGCAGTGTCGCAAGTGCGGAGGTTTTGAGTTCGACGGTATTGAGTATTGTATTTGGGAGTTGACACCTGACGCTAGAAATGCTTAAATATACCTAACATTTCTCATGTTGTTGCTTTTCTCTATAATATGCTTTCTCCTAAATTGACCACGCCGTAAAAAAGCGTGGTTTTTTTGCTTCATGATTTTGTTTTGTGTTACAATAAATTTCTTTATTTCTTCCCGTAAACCACAATAATTAAGGAGGTAATATGAAATTACGATAAAACAAATACCCAGGTCCAAAATTTAAATAAATTAAGAAATAACAAAAAAGCCGTTATCAATGACGGCTTTTTTTGCCTAAAATTCAAGATATGGTATTATCAATTTATTTTCGGGATTTCAGTATGAATTTCAGTATGGAGCAGTTAGCGGGTTTAGTCGGCGGCGGGATTGTTGCGTTAATTGGTTTTGTTTTTCAGGGCTTTAGCAAAAGACTAGATTCAGCAGAAGAATCACAAGATGCGCTGGCTTTATATGTCGCCAACCAGTGCGTAAAAAAAGAAGACTTGAAAGAAGCAATGAAGCCTATTTTTCACAAGCTTGATAAAATTGAAGATAAAGTTTCTCAAACAAATTACGAATTAGCACATAAGGCGGACAGAACATGAGCGAAATTAACTGCGAACAAAAAACAACCGACGCGGAAGAAATAATGCACTTGCTTGAGTGTATACGAAGCCAAGCCGAGATTCTACGCATGAACACGGCGGATAAATTAGCATGTGTGATAACTCCTCGTCCAATTGGTAAAGAAAGGCTAGATGATCCGCATCCGTTGATGTCACCTATTTTTTATGAAATGTACAAAATTCTAAAAAACATCGAACAATCATTAGATGGAACTAATCAAGATGTTTATGAAGCTCAATTACCTGTTAGACGCGGAGAGATAGGATGCTCGGAATAGATGACGCAATAACAGCAGGTAGCAATCTGATTAAGACGATTGTTGATAAAATCGCACCCGACGCAAATATTGAAGAACAAGGTAAGATAACTGCGGCACTGACAGAAATGCAGAGCCAGTACGCACTTATGCTTTCGCAGGTTGATGTGAACAAAACTGAGGCGGCAAGCTCAAGCGTTTTTGTATCGGGATGGAGACCATTTATCGGATGGACTTGTGGGGCTGGACTTGCTTATGTTTCTATCATTGAGCCATTAGCGCGTTTTATTTCCGTGGTTATTTTTGCATACACTGGAACTTTTCCAGTTATCAGCACTGAAATCACATTACAGGTCTTGCTTGGTATGCTTGGATTGGCAGGTATGCGGTCTTACGATAAAGCTAACGGGGCTACAAAATAATGGTCAACATTCAAAAAATGATTGCTTTCGAGGAGGGGTATCGACTCGACGCTTATCTCGACACAAAAGGGATTCTTACGATTGGCATTGGTCACAATTTAGAAGCCGATAGCGCATTAGACATTCTGAAACGCCACGTCAAACTACACGACAAAATCACCGAAGCAGAATGTACCGCACTTTTCGAGCGAGACCTTAAAAACGTCTACGCGTCCATCAAGCGAAAAATTCCGTTTTTTGATGGACTTGAAGAAAAGTACAAGCCTGTCATCATCAACATGGTGTTTCAGATGGGTATCGGGGGCGCATTGGCTTTTAAAAATACCCTCAAAGCAATGGCTGATGATAGATACTTGGCGGTTATTGATGGTATGAAAGCCAGCAAGTGGTACAAGCAAACGCCAAATAGAGTTAATCGACTAATCCTATTAGTGCAAGACAAATCAGTGAGAGACTACGAATGACAGCTAAAGAAATGGAGTACGCAGTAATTTATCATCTGCTATCAGCAATCTCAGTTATGTGTGCCTGTCGTGTTTCCGATATTGTCGATAGATTAACTGGATTTTGCTGGGATGAAGGCGAGGCGGAATGTATTAAAGATGTGGAATGCAAATGACAACTGACCAAGTTTTTATAGAATACGACGACGTTGAAAGCCCTGCTCACTATGTAAATCATCCGAGCGGCGTTGAGTGTTGGGACATTAGTTGCCATTTGAGCGGATCACTAGCGCAGGCGTTCCAGTACATTTGGCGATTCGATGACAAAGGTGGCATTCAGAATTTAGAAAAAGCGGTGAAATGGATTGAAAAAGAATTGACCATTGAGCAGCCCATTCATTTAAAGCCGTCGTTGATAATTGACAATTTCAACTTGGTACTGTCTGCCGAGCCTGATGCCATGAAGGCTGAAATAATGCGGCATATAGTTTTCGCTAATACTTGCGGATTGCCTGAGCGTCGGCAGCATTTAGCACGGGCTATTTCGATTATTGCAGATTTGGTTTTGATTGAGACTGGCGGGATAATGTAATTAGTCATGACTGAAAAACGAGTAATTGACTGGGAGTCTATTGAGCGCGAGTACATACCAGCTATCCGCTCACTTAGGGATATTGCTAATCAGTTTGGTATCGCAGAATCAGCTATTAGAGATAGGGCAAAAAGATACGGCTGGGAAAGGAACTTAGAAGAAAAAATAAAAGCAAAAAAGGAATCGCTACTGCGCAAAGACGAACTGCGCAAATCAACTGCGCAGACAAGCAAGATTACTGAAAAAGAAATAATCGAGAGTGCGGCAACCATCCAAGCAACTGTTATTCTTGAGGAAAGAGAAGACGTTAAGCGATTAGCTAAGATATGCGAGTCGCTTGAAAAGCAGTTAGAGTTGATCGCGGATGATAAAGAAAGCGCGGAGGATTTAGAGAAAAAAGCGCGTATAAATAAAACCCTGATTGAGTCACGCGATAAGGTTTTTAATATGCGTCGCAGGAACTATGGTATTAATGACAATGCTAATGGGGATGCTGATAAAAAGAACGGGGTATCTTCTGCCATGACAATTGATGATATACAACGAGAGCGAGATGCGATAAATGCTAGGAGAACTGTCCGCTAGTGATGAGCTAAGGCTTCTCGAACTTGATTTAGATGAGGAAAAACTGGAGTGTGAGCAATCACTGGCGGCTTTTATCAAAAGCGCATGGCACATCATTGAACCCGGTACGAAATTACAGTGGAACTGGCACTTAGATACCGTAGCTGGGTATTTGGAAGCATTCCATCGTGATGAGTTGCCAGATAAACGTCTGATAATTAATATTCCACCCGGTACGATGAAATCAATTATCGTAACCATGTATTCAGCGTGGTCATGGATTGAGCAACCCCATTTAAGGTTTTTGGCAATATCAAATGAGGGCGGATTAGCTACACGCGACTCATTACGCATGAAGCAGATAATCACAAGTACATGGTATCAGCGAAACTGGGCAATAGGGCTACAGCCAGACCAGAACGAAAAAACCCTGTTTGTGAACTCAAAGCGCGGATTTAGGCAAAGTCAAGGCATTACGGGCTGTGCAACTGGAAAGCGCGGAGATGTTCTTATTTTGGACGATTTGATTGATGCTAAACACGCGTTTTCTGACGTGATACGACAGTCCGTCAATGATACTTGGGATCAATCGCTTACATCACGGCTAAACGATTTAACGTACTCTGGTGTGATACTTATTATGCAAAGATTGCACGAGTCAGACATTACAGGGCATTTACTAAAAAAAGTTAAGTCTAATTGGACTCACTTAAAAATACCAATGCGTTATGAGGGAGTCGAATCTTTTGATGCAGCGCATGATATTGGGCGACCAGAGCTTAACGACCCGCGCACTAAAAAAGGCGAACTGTTATTTTTAGGAAAGTTTCCTAAAAAAGCGGTTGAAATTCTTGAAGAAGATTTGGGCGAGTATGGTATTGCTGGGCAGTTACAGCAAAGACCAGTGCCAACAGGCGGCGGCATAATCAAAAAGCACACATGGCGTTACTGGGCTGATGATGTTCCGTTGCCAAAATGTCAGCACATATTCACTAGCTACGATACGGCATTTAGCGAGAAAGACAGCCAGTCAGGGAAAAACGCATTTAGCGCGTGTACTCGATGGGGCGTATTCTGGCACTCAAAACGTGAGCGTTATTGTGTAATGTTATTGGGCGTATGGTTTGGTCAAGTGGCATACAAAGAATTGCGCGAAAAAGTTCAGGAAATAGATAAAAAGTATAAGCCAGATGTTAATCTTATAGAAAAAAAGGCTACTGGAATTAGTCTGTTGCAGGATTTACAAGATGCAATTGACGGCACACTAAAGGCATATTCGCCGGGGAAAGGCGAGGACAAGATAAGCCGCGCTCACTCAGTCACGCCGATACTGGAAATGGGGCTGGTCTATGTGCCGCCAAAAAAATGGGCGCATGAACTGATTGACTATGTTGCATCATTCCCACACGGTGCGCCGCCATCGGCAGATTTAACCGACACAGTGACCCAAGCCCTGATATACCTACGAAAAGCCCGTTGGTTTGAAAACCATGATGATGAAACGCTGGAAAATGAACGCAAAGAGCGCGATAGATACGCAGAAGAAAACAGAGATTAACATTGTGTTATGATATAACATAACATTAGCATATTGGCACATCAAAAAATGAACGCACTCGACATCCTAGAAGCGGCACAACAAGGCGGAATAGATCCGCTATCAGTTCTAACGCCCGATGAAATCGCAGAACTAGAAGCAATGGGTATTGATTTAACCGGGCTGGATTTGTCCAGTGGCGGCGGGCATTATGATAATTTAGTTGGTAATCCGGAAATTGACCAGCAGCTAGTAGCACGTCTAGGACAGGATGTTTTAACGTGGGTGCGTGATGATGAAGCGGCGCGTAAGCCGTGGATTGACATGGAAAAGAAAGCGTTAAAGGCACTTGGTATCAGCAAAGAAGCGCATGAAACCGAATATGAAGGAGCGACTAATGCAACACATCCATTGTTTATTGAAGCAGTTGAGCAGGTGCATAATCGCGCATTAATCGAGTTACGCCCTCCAAACGGTAAAATCGTTAAGACTATCATCATGGGTGAAGAAGACCAAGGTGTGCGTAGTCAGGCTGAGCGTGTTGAGGGTTTTATGAACTATCAATACACGCAAGCAATACCAGACGAGTTCAATGAAATGGATCGGCTACTTTTCAGGCTTCCAATTTCAGGCAGTTGTTTTAAGACTATTTTTTATTGCGAACGCACCAAAACATTCCATGCAAAATTTATCGAGCCAAGCCAGTTTATTGTGCCGTGGAACGCTACCGACTTAGAAACTACCCCACGATACACTCAGTGGTACTACGAGTCACGCTCGATATTCCAGCGCAATCAATCCAGCGGCTTTTACATTGATGATGATATTTCAGAGCCTAGCCAAGAACTGATAAGCGATATTAAAAAAACGATTATTGAGATTGAGGGTAGTCAAGAAAACTCATTGCAAGGCACACACCAACACCAGATTTATAAATGTTCATGCGATTTGGAGCTGGAAGACGGGTACCCATACGCCTTGCCATACATGGTATGGGTAGAGCGTGAAACACAAAAAGTCGTGAGATTGCAGCGCAACTGGAAGCCAGATGATGAGCAACAGCGGCGTATTGTCCGCGATGTACATTATCGCTACGCCCAAGGCTTAGGTTTTTATGGCTATGGCATATATCATCTTTTAAGTGGCTGTATTGATGCTAACACAGAAATACTGCGCACTATCATTGACGGCGGCAACATATCTACTCGTGGCGGTGGTTTTGTATCGCGTGAGGCAAAGCTGGCGGTCGATAAGCTAAACCTAAATAAAAAAAGCAAGAGTCCTGCCGCTGGAACATGGCAAGAGGTAGATAGCTCACCCGAAGACTTGGCAAAAGCCTTTTATCCAATTCCAACTAAAGAGCCAAGCCCAGCACTCATGAGAGCATTAGAGTATTTGGACGGACGCGGTCAATCGATGGCTGGCACAAGCGGCGTGCTGACTGGCGATAAGGCTATGTCTAACGCGCCAGTTGGCACGGTGCTGGCATTAGTCGAACAAGCAAGCATACAATTCAGCGCGATTTATTCACGACTGCACAATGCACAGACTCAGGAATTTAGAATATTAGCGGATGTTATCGCCGAAAATATCCCAGACGAAGGCTATCCGTACCGCATGGAAGGCAAGAGCGCGGTAATTATGGCTAGTGATTTTGATGAGCGCGTAGACATTGTGCCAGTTAGTACGCCTGACGCGGCAAGCAAATCGCACAGAATCATGCAAGCTAACGCACTGGCAGAAATAACTGGCAAGTATGATGGATTGGTAGATCCGCGCTGGGTGCTTGAACAGGTATTAAATGCAATGCGTATTACAGTGCCAGAAGATAAGTGGATAGAGCAAAACAAATCAGACCCATTGCGTGATGCTCAGGTGGCTAAGTTGGAAGCAGAGGTTAATCGTTTACAAGGTCTTGCTAATGAATCGGTGGCGAATATTGCTAATAAAAATATGCAGACCATTTTTAGTGGCGTTCAGGCTGGTGCAGCAGTTGCGACACAATCAGGTGTTATCCCAATATCTGACGAACTAATGAAATCAGCGGGTTTTGTTGACCAGAACGGCGCACCTATAACAGCGGTTAGTGATGGCACGGTGAACCCTGCGGCAATTCCACCACAAAATACCAGTCCACAATTCCCGCCAATCCCACAACAAGAATCAGAATCAGCAATGCCAGAACAGCCGCAACCAGAGCAACAACCGCCCATGATGGCAACGCCAAAAGCGGGCATTGAAACCATGCGAAACGAGCCGATACAATAATGTTATGTTATAACGTAACAATTGGATTATAATCATGCGTGACGACACAGAAGACGCGCTATTCCTAGCGGCAAATGAGATTAAAAAACTACGTTCCGAATGTGTTGCTACCCTGTCAAGCGGAAGCTGTTCTTCTTTTGACAACTACAAGTCTATGACAGGAAAGATAAAGGGTTACGATGATTCCCTTGAAATCATCGGTAAATGTTTGAAAAAAATCCAAACGAGGGATTAAAGATGGCTTTAAATTTTGAAGCGGACGGCGTACCAGTTGAGTTATTACCCAAGCCTACGGGCTGGCGGGTACTAATCGCGCCCGTGAAAATGCGTAAAGAAAGTGAAGGCGGCATAGCCCTATTGGATGACAGCGTGAAGGCGGCTGAACATTTCAGAAACATAGGTAAAGTTCTTGCTATTGGTGATTCTGGTTATGATGACCCGTCTTTTCGCGGTGGTCGTGAAACTGGAACATCACAAGCATGGTGTAAAGTTGGCGATATTATTCATTATCAATGTCACGATGGCGTTAACCTGACTATCTCGCACAACAAACAACAGCATAAGCTACGGTTTATCAATGACCGCAACGTAGTGAGTGTTATCAACGATACTGCGGTTATCGAGGCACTTTTATGAGTGACGGCATATTTGAAATAGACGGTGCATCTAAAGGATATTTTCACGATAAAAATGGAAATATTTCTGAGTATGTAAATTTTATTTATCGGTCAGATAGTCAATTTGAAGTCGCTCAAAAATTAGCATCATATATTCAGTCGATAAGAAATTTATTGAATGAATCAAATGTGGAAGATGGGGAGAATCGTATTATCTATTGGCGTAAGAAGCCGTCAATTTGGTTTGAACCGCATACTGCCGGAGAGGCAACGACTTATACTGGTTCATTTAGACTTGCAACGTACCCAATGATTAATTTAAGAGGATTAATTCCATGAGTTTTAATGAAGACTACGATGACGACCTAGACAACCTTGATTTGTCGGTTGATTCATCGGACGATGACCAGTATGACGGTGACGATACCGTTATTGATGTAGCTGAACCTGAACAGCAAGCCGAAAAAAAGCCTACACGCGCTGAAAAGCGGATTAATGAATTAACGTGGAAAGCTAAATCGGCAGAAGAACGGGCGGCAATAGCCGAGCAAACAGCAAGCGAACTCGCTAAGCGTTTAGCTGAGATCAACGAAGCTAAGAACACCGAACAAGTCGCAGCATTACGCGCAGAAAAGAAAGAAGCGTTAGAAATTGGCGATTATGACCGCGTTACTGAAATTGACGACGCGCTTATGGATGCTAGGCTAAATAGCCAAAGGCAACCGGTACAACAACAGCCAGTACAGCAACAAGTACAGCAACCCACACAGCCAGAAATTCCACCAGCGCAAGCGGCATGGATGGCTAGAAATCAGGATATTATCAATGACCCTGATAAGGTAGCGAAAACCGATAGAATCATTAAGCAATTGCATGACAACGGATTTAGAGACGAAGCGTTGTGGAAACAATTGGATAAAAATATCCATCGCGTTAGACCTCCGGCACAAGCTGGCAACGGTGTTGGTAGCTCAGAAGTCGGCAATAATTCTACGCAGGGCTTAACCCGTGCGGACATAGAACACATTAAAGAACTTGGCTACGACTACAAAGACAAATCGGTTCAACAAAACTATTTAAAATCAAAACGGAGCGCGGCAAATGGCAGAGCATAAAACAGCAGTATCATCGTCTGATACTCGCGGACAAAGAGAAGCCCATATCGATACCCGTAGCATCGAAAAGATTAATGAATTTTTTGATGTCATGAACCCGTATGCAATTGAAAAACTGCCAAAGATTGAAGGCATGGTTTTACAATGGCATCGTGTCAAGAATATGGGTGAAGATGATACCAAAAACGTCATGAAGTCGATTAGCAAAGGTTGGCGACCAGTCATGATTGATACGCTAAATCAGGCGGCAAAAGAGAACGGTTTTGATACGCCGTACTTGCCGACAACTAAATTTAGCGAACAAGAGGGTGTTGTCGGTACGCATGACCTTATTCTAATGGCAATTCCACAGGCGCATTTTGACGCTTACAAACGTTCACTTCAAAAACGCGTTGATTTACAACAACAATCACAGGAGACAATCTTTAACGACAGTCTCAACAAGAACATTCCTTCGGCTTTTGTCTCGCCAATGAAGCGCGGCGACATTCCGATTATTGACGATTAATTTTAAGGAGAGCCATCATGGCTTTTGGATTTAAACCATTAAAAACTGTGTCGCAGGATGAGTGCATTGCACCCACTGAGTACAGTGTAGGCACATCGGCGGCAGCCATCTATTACGGGGATCCAGTCAAACAAGTGACTGATGGCAGTATTACGGTAGCAGCGGCAGGTGATTTAATTATCGGTATTTTTGCAGGTTGCAGCTATACAGATGCCAAGGGTATGTATCAAGTTGTCCCAAATTATGACGCGCCTAGCGGTGAGTCAGACATTAAGGCACTGGTATTTGATGACCCAAACATCGTGTTTGAGGTTTTGGCGGATGATGCTGTTACCGAAGCTAATGTTGGTGCGTTGTACGATTTTGTGTACGCGGCTGGCAGTTCAGTTAGTGGAACAAGCGGCGTGACACTAGGCATTTCTTCGCTGGCGACAACTGACAAGGCATTCCGTATTACTGGCTTGTCGAAACGAGTAGGTGATAACACTCGCATTGTCACTGGTATTTTCATCGAACACGCATTACGCGGTGTTTCCGCTGGCGTAGGTGGTATCTAATGGCTATTTTATTAAGCACAGCCCAACAGCATAGACTGCGTGTTGGTATTGATTTTGTGATGAACGCAGAGTACGCGAAAAAGCCTATTCAATGGCAACAAGTGTACGAAACCCGTAACTCAACAAAGTACAAAGAAGAAATGCTGATGACTTCTGGCATGGGTACAGCGTACCAAGTTAGTGAATCAGCGGCTACCCCGATGGATGGCGGCAAAGACGAATGGTTAAAGCAATTTATCCATAAAGAGTACGCGCTAGGCTTCTCTATTTCCCGTATCGCTATTGAGGATGGGCAGTATGAGGACATTGGCAAGGACTCAGGTAAGCAGTTGTCCAATTCTTTTTGGGAAACTAAAGAGATTCAGGGCGCGGCATTGTTCAATAATGCGACATCAACAAGCCGTGATTTTAAAGGCGGTGATGGTGTGGCGTTGTTATCCACTGCGCACCCATTGGCTAATGGCTCGACATACAGCAACTTCCTGTCCGGGATGCAGTTGTCTGAAACCTCATTAGACACGGCGCGAATAATGATTGAACGCGCTGTTGATGAAAAGGGTTTGCAGATTGCCTTGAATCCACAAGACCTAATTATCCCGCCTGATTTAGTTACTGTTGCTCATCGGTTGTTGCAAAGTACGCTAAGACCGGGTACGAACAACAATGATGCAAACTGGATTAAGGACATGGGGTTATTCGGTAAGCCTCCTATCAAAATGAACCGCATCATCGACCCTGATGCGTGGTTTATCAAAACGGATGCACCGAAAGGTTTGATTCATTACAAACGCCGTGCATTTAGCTTTGAAACTGAGTTTGATGCTAATACCCGTTCATTCCAAGGCTATGCCAGTGAACGCTATTCATTCGGACACTTCAACCCACGCTGTATCTGGGGAAGTTTGGGAAGTTAGCAATAGCAGTTAATCGTATATCTGGAACGGGAAAATCCCCGTTCCAGATTTTTGAACAGGAAAATATAAATGGCACTTTTTCAATCCCTAGGGCGATTAGTAACACTGATGTTCGGTGATGCTTACTACGCACCTATCAATGACAATAAAGATGGCGTAGCTGGTTATCCAGTGAATCTAATCAGCAAAATTAGCTTAGGTAGTCCTGTCGTAGCAGATGTTAATTATATCGCCGAATCACAGGCTATCGTAGACGCAGCGGTTACTGCCTTAACGCTGGCACATACTACGCTAGACGTACCGCGCAACATCACGGCAACGGGCGCAAGTGGTGCGGACGCAATCCTTAATGTTATCGGTACTGACGTGTATGGCAATGTCATCACAGAAACCATTACGTTAAACGGCACAGCAACCATTCAAGGTGCTAAGGCGTTCAAGACAATTACATCAATCACCCCTGCTGGCGGTACTGGCTTAGGCGCGACGGATGTAACAGTTGGCACAGGTTCAAAACTTGGCTTGCCAGTAAAGCTCAATGCAAGACCTGATTTACTTCAAGCGTGGTTTGGTGCGGTATTAGATGGCGGCGGATTAACTGTTGTCATTGGTTCAACGAGTGCCGATGCTGATAAGCGCGGCACGATTGCGTTTACCAGTGCGTTAGACGGTTCAGAAGTTATTGTCTGGATGGCTGTTGATGCGTCTACTAATGCTAAGATGGTAGGCGTATAAATGAACATTGCAAGCCTGATAACTATTGCTAGACGTGATTACTTAAACGATGCAACTACACCCGGTCAAACTTGGGATGATGCGTGGTTTCTGCGTAATTTTTCAGAGGCACAACGTCAAGCTTGCAATCGCACGGACTTTATTTTTACCGATTCCCTGTATTTAACCCTTGCGGCTGATACAGGGAGTTACGTTTTACCAATAAATTTAACCAGATTGCTTTTTTTAACTTTCGAGGACAGAGAATTAAAAAAATCATTGCCAGAACAATTAGCACAAGACTGGCGTACACGATCAGGATTTAGCGAAAGCATCGATATAAATTACATCGTGCGCGGAAACTTAGTTACTTTTACTCCTAAGCCAAACGCTACCGATACAGGACTAAAGGTATATATCGAGGGCTTTATCTATCCATCGGCGGACTTTACTCTTACCACAGATACGCCTGTTATCCCAATTGAATACCATGAAAAGCTTATTCACTGGGTTTGTCATAAAGCCTACAGTAGCGAGGTGGCATCCGATGAACACATGGCAGTTAAGGATGAACGCAGGTCAGCAGAACATCTTGCTTTGTTTAATCAAACATTCGGAAAACCTGTTCCTTCCACTGTGCGTCAACATCAATTTGAAACTAATCAGAGATAATCCATGTACACACAATTATTAAATAATGCTGGCTCATTTGTTGTTTTAGCATCTGCGGCAAGAACTGCAACAGTTACCAGTGACGACCAAGTTAATGTTGATTACAATGGTGTTCATATATCTATTGTTGTGTCAGCAGTGACCGCTACCCCTAGCGTAGTGCCAAAGATTCAAGGCAAGGACGCAAGCGGAAATTATTATGATATTCTTGTTGGCGCGGCGATTACTGGCACTGGTACAACGGTTTTACGGGTATTTCCAAACGCAACGGACGCGACAAACTTAACGGCTAATGACTTTATCCCTAAAAACTGGCGCATTGTCATGACGCATGGTGATACTGATAGCATTACTTATTCCGTTAATACCAATACTACTTTAGTGTAGCCATGCCAATCACCATCCCCTTCACCAAAGGCATAAACAACACAGCACGTCTTGAACGCTTGCCAGATGGTTTTGTGCGTGAAATGACTAACTTGAATGTCGATAGTTCGGGTATCGCTAGTCAGCGCAATGGGTTTGGTGAGGTGATAGCGGGGGAAGTGACCTCTATCTGGAGTGATGATTTACGTTGTTTTGCAGTGATAGACGGCGATTTAAAAGAGGTGTTTAGTGATTACACGGTATCAACATTACGAGCTGGGATTGGGCGAATACGCCTTGATTTCACTCGCGCTAATGGCAATTATTATTATGTCGGCAGCTCAGTTAATGGCGTTATTTCTGGGAGCGTTGCAAAGATATTTGGACAAGAAATAGTAATGCGACAACCAACACTAACCGAAGCTAATGGTGGCGTGTTACTGGCAGGTAAGTATCTAGTGGCAGTCGCACTATTGGATGATAATGGCATGGAGTCAGGCACGGCAGAGCCGCGCCTAATCACGCTATCGGCAGACAATAAAGCGATTAGGCTCACTGATATGTTTGTCCCTCATGATGCGCGGTCAACGTATTTAGCAATCTACGTTAGTCAGCGAGACGGTAGCGAATTATTTAGACAGGGTGTTATCGCCACTGGCACGTCAGAAGTGACCATTTATGAAATTGACGCTCATACCAAGCCATTGGACACCGTAGGAATTTTCCCTGCACCGACAGGACAATTGATTACTCACCATTACAGTCATTTGTTTATTGCCCAAGGTAAAACACTGTTTTACTCGCTACCAAAGCAATACGAGCGTTGGAACCCATTCGATAACTACCAATACCCAAGTAACATCACGGCACTATGTCCGTACGAGTCTGGGCTATGGGTAGGCACAGAGAAAGACGGATTATTCTGGATTAGTGGCAGACAACCAAGTCACGGTGCAGAAGCACTGGGCGACTTTTCACAAGCAAAAAAACAGCACACTTCATGCCCTTTGCTTGGCAGTCAACAACTTATACCAGCGGAGTTTATTGCCGGTGGCACTGGTCAGTATGGCTACATGGTCACGGCGCACGATGGCATGATTTTACTCATGGATGGCGGACAGTTCGCTAATGTTTCACAACAAAATGTGTTATTACCAGAGTTCAATGCTTGTGCCAGTGCAGTCATAAAACATCAAGACGCATTCAATTATGTAGCCATCGTGTCAGGGGCAAAAGTTCCAGCGCGTGGCTATGAATTACAACCGTATGTCCCTGTGTGGGATAACGGCGTTTGGGGCGAGTAACAATTATTTTCATTAACAGGATACACAAATGACGGCACCCGTATGGTCTTCAACAAACGTACTAGACAATGGTCTAGCTTATTTAAAAACAAAGTGTAACAGTGTCGTATTAGTCGATTATGTCTATGCAGCAGGTGACAGTTATGCAGCGGTACGCGGTACAGCGGATGTAAATATCATTGCTGAACGCACTGGCATTGTATCAACTGATATTACACTAGCGGCACAAGGAACAAATGGTCGAAAGGCTACCATAGCCGCGCCAGCTTCAAACCCTACCGCAGTCAAGACATCGAGTGGTAGCGCGGGTTATCTGAAATACGCAGCTCTTGATACCGTTGGTTCTGAGGTGTTGGCAGTATGGGATGTGTCGGTAGACCGCGTTATTGTTTCAGGAGACCCAGTGTTATTTCCTGATTTGATTTTTAACATGAATCAGCCAACAGGCTAATGCTTAACCCGCCGCGCCTTGAGTATTACGGGGACATTGAAAAAGCCAGTACACTGAAAGGTGCAGCACTGGCTTTTTATCAGTTCGTTTGTAGTTCAATGGGCAAGGTGCAATCTATCCAGCGTGAAAAGCGTGATGGTGATACTTCCGCTATGCAAGTTACGGTGTGGACTTCGGCGTATGGCACGAAGCATGGGGTTGTTAAGATTTATGTAGCGGAGGTTAGTAGTGATGGCGAGGCAGTTCTTTTTCCTACATCATTTAATGATACCGACCTAGGTACTCAAATCTATAAAGCACCATACCCTGCTAAAAAACAAGGCGATTTGATTTTAGCCAATGATAACCCGAATTATTTAGTGCTACCAACACCGACTTACAGCGCGAGAACAAATTACTGGGTAAATGACAAGGAAAATGCGACGGTTAGCTGGGACTATGTTGAATACCTAAATGAAAGCCTCCCTATTGGTCATGCCAATAGAAAAAGAAAGTACGGCAAAATAGCGATAAGCGGCATAGAAACTGGCATAGCATGGGGTAAGTTTTTAGAGCCGTTGGTATGTGCGTTAATCGACAAGGATGCTGATGGCTTACCTGTTAAGCGCATAGTGATTATTTATGTTGATAGGGTTAATTACGCTGGGAGTGGTAATAATAGATGGATTGCGGTGTACGACTATCAGTTTGATACAGCCGCCCCTGAGATTTATTTATCTGAAATTACAAAGATTGATTTTACCGCACTTGGCTACGGCACAAACACATTAATAGGCTTTTTCGGAGATGCTAAGCGACTGGCTATACGAAGCACTGTAGAGCGAAATTATCAAGGTACTAACTGGCAGACGGTTGACCCAGACAATCAATATGATGTTAATATTCCTGTTAATACAATAAATGTTATTGATTTTAATGGCGGTTTCTCAGCAATCGTAAATGACGATATTGTTTATGAGGAATTGCCGCTTGTATCGGATGTACATAATTACAGGAAAGATGGTGGCACACTATCTCTGGTAGTGCCAATAGAACGAGTGTCATGTGATTTCATAGACGTTAGGGGGGATTATATTTCATTCGGAGCGGAAAAAGTTGTCAGTGAAATTACATTCTCTACTTCTGGAAACCACGCTGGAAGGCAGGGAGAAAACTACTCTCCCTATCAAAGTGAAAACACAACCTCTGAGAATTATTTAATCGCATGGTCAAAGGGCGGTGGATTAAAAAGAACGTTACTGGCTTTATCAATATTAAGCACTGAAACAACAACATCAGCGACGGCAACTGGATACATTAGTAACTCACAGACTAGCAGTGAATATACAAGCATCCATCTATATTTAAAAAAACAAAATGAATGTATTTATTCCAACACTCTTTTATTGGTTACCTCGTCAGGTGAAACAGGGACTTTGCCGAATGGAAGCTATGGGCAAATAAGCGAACAATCAAGCTCAACATCAAGCAAAACAATTAATTCAAAAAATGCAGGTGAGTTATATTCGACCACATTATCATTAGGTAGTGGCTCAACTGTAGACGATTATTCGTACACTAAAGACAAGTTGGTAGCGTCAATATCGGCGTTTGAGTATGATTCGCAAAACAACGAAACCAATAAATCATTTACACTTATTGCAGATTTTAAAGATAAAAAGCGCAAGATATTAACCCGCCCGACATCCTGTATCTCTCTTACTAAATTACCAAAAATTTAAGGATAAAAATGACTGCGCACGCTTATTGGGCAATAGAAGTTACAGACGTATCAGGCGATCCACTGACTTTCGGAGTCGCTATTGACGAGCTTAAGATGTTCGGCACTGTCGGCGGTGCTGATTTATGTACTGGCGGCACATCTTCTGCCACATCCGAATATGATCCTAGTTATGTAGCAGCCAATGCTTTTGACTCCACAGCCCTTTATTGGAACTCAGCTCAACCTTTATCGCCACCACAAAAACTCATTTATCACTTTGCCTCGGCTGTTGATATTGTTGGATATTCGGTAACAGTTATTGGTATTGGAACTGATGATAACCCTAAGAGCTGGAATTTAATTTATTCTGACGATGGCGTGGCGTGGACAACAGTATCAACGCAAACAGGAATTGTTTTTGCATCACTTACACGGTTATTTAATGTCGGTGTCGTAGACATACCAGCAACAGCGTTAACGTCAGCTCCAACATTAAACAATCCAACTGCCAATGTTGTAATAAACGCGACCGCGACCGCATTAACATCAACACCAAGCCTAAGCTCTCCAGCTGTAAATTACATTCAGGACATACCGGCAACGGCGTTAACGTCCTCGCCCACATTAAATGTGCCTACAGTTGGCATAATAGCAAAAACACCAATAACCGTATTAACGGCAACACCAACGCTAAACAACCCTACTGCCATGTCGGTACAGCGTGTTGATGCTGTGCCACTGTTTTCTACGCCTACTATTAATAACCCAAGTGTGGGTGTGATTAATATTGTTAGTGCCTACCCGCTTTACAGTACACCTAGTCTTGCAGTTAATGATGCAAACTACCTAGGCTATGCCTACGGCACAGAAACCAAAGCTATAACCAATTACAGTAATTTTAACTTTACTGGGTCATGCGTGTTTAACGGAAAAACCTTGCTTATAAATGATACCGGGATATTCGAGTATGGCGGCGAGTCTGACAACGGAATAGCTATAGTTGCCAGCATAAAGACGGGTAAGATGAATGGCGTAATGGGCAGGAATGGCGTTTACCCAAGCAACAAAATTAAGCGCATACCCGATGCAAAAATTGTCATTGATTGTGACAAATCAGGTGGAGAAGTGACGGTAAATGTCACAGCGGACGAAAATGCGCCTTTACTATACGCAAATGCAATTAGTCATAGCGGCTTTGCTACTCACCGCGTACCGATAGGGCGCGGTATAAAATTTAACTATGTTCAGCTTGAAGTGATTGGTACAGGATGCGCACATCTTGATATTAGCTCCATTGAATATAATCCTGTTGAGAATGTTAGGAGTGAGCGATAGTGACAAATGTAGTTAAGTTACCAGCATCAACAAGCTTAACAGTTGAGCAAGCCTTAAATAGTTCACTTCAAGTCGAACTAGACGAAGTGCTTATTGTTGGTAGATATAAAGATGGCGATTTATTTATCAGGTCTTCAAAAATGGATATAAAGACCGCTTTTTGGCTTGCTGAACTAGCAAAGAACTGGGCATTGAATAACTAATGAGAACAAAAAAATTTTTAGACGACGAGTATGATGCTAAGGTTATCAAGGCGTGTTTTGATAAATTAAATAGTGGTGAACGATAATGTCAGCACAACACCCATTTTTAAATGCCATCACGTCGGTAAACGATTCGTACCTAGATAGGCTATTCGATGAGGCGGTCAAAGCACTAACAGCGGCAACAAATGCAGTTAATGGGATGACGGCGGAATTAACGCCTTTCCCCGATTTTTCAGGACTAACCACTACATTAATAAACCCGTCCGATATTGCACTGGGTGCCTTGCCCGCTATCCCAACAAAGCCGTTATTGCTAGATGTGCCAATTGGGCAAATGCCCGCCGCGCCTTATTTGTGGACTACGGTAATTGCCGATAAGGATATGATTATTGGGGTTATCGCTCGCCTAATCTCTGAGATTGAATCGCTACTCGCTAATCCTTACGGCGTAATGGGCGCAATGTTTGATGCTATCTATGCGAAAGGCGTTGACCGTGAAACTAAGTTGCAACGAACTGGCTATCAAAACTACCTAGCCAATAACTTATCAATGGGGTTTGAGGCGGCAAGCGGTCAAGACCAAGCGGCGTTCATGCGGTTTGAACTGGAAAAGAAGGGTAAGCTATCGGACATTAACCGTGACATCATGGTTAAACAAATTGATACCGAGTTGGCGATTAAACAAAAAGCATTGGATCAATTGCTATCGCTCAATGCCAGATTGCTTGACTTAAAACAAGCCAGTGAAGGCAACGAACTAAGCCTGTATGACTCACAGAAAAAAACTGTTATCGATACGGCAAGACTCTACATCGATATTAACAAGGGCTTTATTGACATCTACGCAAGTGAGATTCAAGCGTACTCCTCACTAGCTGGAGTCACTATAAAAGAAGCCGAGTTTAGAATGGAGCAATACAAGCAAGTCAATCAAATGAATATCCAGCTAACCAATATCTCACTGGAAAAAATCAAATTGATTGAAGCGCATTACACAAGCAATGCGCAGCTTGGTATTGAGAAGATAAAATCTATTGCCGCCGTGAATGGTCAGGTCGGGGCAAACTGGATGAATGGCATAAACTTGAGTCAGTCGTTTAGCACTGGTAAATCTTGGAGTTATGGTGAGTCGATTTCTGCTTAAATTTTAGCTGACATTATTTTGGTGGTAATTATCGCAAAACCTCCAGCGTTCGGTTATAATGAACGCACGTTATTGATGTATTGCCCGTGAAGCATTAAATCAATAACTATGTTATTACTAACCTCGCTTCTTATCCTTGTTCACGGCTTGGGTTCGCGGGGTTTTTTATTGGATAAAATTTTATGAAAGCTCATGGCATCATAGTAAAGACGTGCAAGCCATACAATGGAAAAACAGGATGCCCGTTTAGAGAACCTGACTGGTGTGCATTTTCCAGAAAAGATTTGCCAGATTTTGAAGAGAGAAAATATAAAATACCTTGTCACTGTCCGCTAAAAACTCAAGCAATATCTGTGGAGATAAAATAATGGAACACAAAATAAGATTATGGCTTATTAGGCGCATTGGCACTAATGAATTTATGATTCAATCAGCGTATGGGTGTTCTAGCTTACTTGATGGCAATGCAAGTGTTGCGATTTATACGCATAAGCATCATGCGGTTGCGAAAATGCGTAAACACAATGGTTATGAAGTGGTTGCGTTTGATGCCACAATGTTGGAGATAAAATCATGAGTAACGATTTAACAGTGGCGAATACTTTAATTCGCAAAAACGAAAACGGCTTGTATTGCTTGAATGATTTGCACAAGGCAAGCGGTGGATTGCAAAAAGACCAACCGCGTTACTGGTTAAAAAATAATCGCACAAAGGATTTAATCGCGGTTTGTTCCACTAGCGAAAATCCGCTAGTGGTTGTTAATGGTGGTGAGATGCGTGGAACGTATGTTAGCAAGGAATTAGTCTACGCTTATGCCATGTGGATTAGTGCTGAATTTTATCACCACGTCATTAAAACTTATGACTCAGTTGTTACTGGTCAATTGCAAATGTCACAAGCCGATGAGCAAATGCTCAAACTCACTCGCATAAATCCCAACTGCCTAAAAGCAATCACTGGCAGTCGTAACAACAATGAAGTGCGCGAAAACTACAAGGCGTTAATTGAAGCTGGTCTGCTCGAAGCACACACAAAAATTATTTACAAGCGCGTTTACCTGCCCACAGCAAAGGGTCTTGATTATGTCAAAACCTCGCATCATGACATCGTGAGATTTAAACCCAAGTATCATGACTTAATTATTGAAGCTGTTAGCGAATATCGGGAAAAGTTATCATGCGATAATGCTGATTTGTTTTTAGACGATGAAATCAAACCTAAAACACCAGCTTACTTAATTGCACTAGAGCAACATATACTTGAAAAAGGCTTAGCAGGAATCAGAAAATAAAAAAAGAGTATAATCACATTATCGCCTGTTGGCTTAGGCGGCACAACCAAACGCGCAGAACCTTATTAGCCTATTTTATTAACTTAACTTAGGGTAAAGAAATGAAGATCATAAATGTTACATCAATTAGACATGTTGAAACTAAGGGTCATCTTGAGGCACAAACATCAATAGTAGTTAGCAAAATAACAGCTTTGTCTGATGCGCTTAATGTTAGCCATAGCGCAAAACATAAGTGTGTAGTTTATTGCGGGAAAACTATTTTTCTTACGAAAGAAACGCGCGAGGAAATCACTGATTTAATTAAAGGGGCAATTCAACTATGAAAAAGCTATTTTTAATCGCCGCAATCACATTACCATCAATGCCAGTTATCGCGGTAGACTGCGATTTATTCGCTACACAAGTACAGGGAATTGCCGATAAACAGGAGCGTAACTACGCAACTGATTTGTACAATTCCCAGTGCAACGGTGGAAGTCAGGTTCGACAACAAGAGCAAGATCCGCAACAAATTAACACCGTTCCTCAATATGTGCCGTCTACTGGACAATGGTGCCAGATTGTTAATGGCGTTATGAATTGTTGGAATTAGTATGAACAACAGGAACAATGCAAGACCTTAGAGCAAACCCAGATTATATTGAAGCGGTGATTAATGCCTACCTTCAAAACGAACTAACAAAGCAACAGCGCGATGAGCTATTGACAGCAAGCGACTTTAAAAGTTTGGCAATTTATTAACAGTGAAGTATAATTTTATTGCATTGAAAATAACGAGTCCGCTAGTCACGGAAACAGCTTGAATGACTTATATTAGCTTCGACTATTTTCATTGCATCACGCGCCTTTAGCTCAATCGGTAGAGCGCAGACCTCATAAGTCTGGGGTTACTGGTTCGAACCCAGTGGGGCGCACCAGTTTTGACAGCGGGACAGACTGCGGATTGGGTATGTTGGATGCAGTAAACTGTGTATAGTTCAAATGGCTGAATGTTGCTTCATAACCAAAGTTGTAGGTTCGAATCCTACTGCACAGTGTTTTTAGATAAAAATTAAACCCGCAATCTCACGAAAGCGGGTTTTTTATTGCCTGCCATATCACAAATAATGCTAAAATCACAGATAAATAAAACACTGGAAATTTAGCTATGAAAACTCAACGCGCACCACAATTGGCAACCTCACGCACAGGCACTATTGACGGTAGCGGTTCTGTGACCAAAGATAAATACCCCGCACTGGTAGCCAACAAGGAGGCGATTCTCAATGCAGGTGCGGCGGAAGCGTTCGCAAAGCTCATTGGTATGAGTATTAATGAATTTAATGCTATTTATGCGCCTAAAGGCGCGGAGACCAAGGTTGTTAATGGAGTGGTTCATGCGGCGGCTGGTGCAAGTGGGATTAAAGACTGGTATTATGGTGGTCATGATAATGCAGGTAATAAAATTGTTGATGCGGCTTCAAGAAACATCATTGAGCCTTTAGCCAAAACAAACTTAACCCCATTGTCATTAATGGGACAAGATGTAACGAATAAAGTAAGAGAGGGTGTGGGTGACACAATAGGAGCTGTAATTGATAATAGCTCCCCGGCATTAATTAGTAAGGCGTTGTCTCCATCACCTGCACCATCTATTTTACCACCAACAAATCAAGTAAGCGCACCTAAGTCAGTAGCAACCAATGACGAAGTAGCGAACACAATACGCGGACTTCCTAATCCTGTAGCTAATATTCCAGAATTTACCCCTACAGGCGGTGTGCGGTCAAATGTAGCAACTGGCGAACAACAGCCAGCGACAAGCGCAGCCCCGTCGTTGCTTCCGACTGCAAAAATAAATAACCCAAGTAAGTTGGATTACGAAACTATGCCAGCTGGCTTTACTAAACAGGTTCAAAAAAACGGCAACATATCGTACAGCGACAGACCGATGACAACAGCGGACGCGCCTGTAATGTTATCGGGCGCAAACAACCCTACGCCACAGTCACGATTCGCGGGAGTCGATCCAGTTCAGCCCGAGGCGCAATATCAAACCCAGCAAGAACCATCGATAATTACCCCAGAAATGCAATTGCGTATGCAGCAAGGCTTGCCTGTCACTGGTGAATCACAGCCTAGTAACCAATCTGCGACTATTCAGCCAAGATCAGCAAATGGTTCCAGCGGTCAAGGTAGTGGTTTTGGTATGGGCGACGAAGGTCAATCAGCTCCAACTTTAGCAGGTAAGTCAGAAGCACCTGCATCACAATCACAGCCTGCACCTGCTTCCACGCAGTCACAACAAACTGAAACACCGCCCCCGTCTATCAATAATGGAAGGCTTGTACAGCAACCAGCACCACCGTTATTAACACCCCTAGCACCACAGCCAAAGCAACGCGGATTTGTTGCCCCGCAAATACAGGGTATTCTTAGCCCAGAAAATCAGGCGGCATTGAATGAGCAGGTATCGCGTAATCTTCTTACCATGAATCGAGGGACTGGCAATATGAGCGATGCCCTTGCAACAAAGTACGCCCAAAAGAGCATGGATACTATTCTAGGTAAAGACACACAAGACCGTTCGGCAGGTCAGGCGAACAATAATCAGGCGCAAGATGAAAGTCAGTACCAGCGCACCGCTAAACAGAGACAGAGTGAAGAAGCGTGGAATCAGTTATTACAGTCTGATGCGTCTAATTATGGCAAGATGAAAGACCAGCAATCACTAGCTACAGGGAAAAGACAATTAGAGTTTGATGCTGTGAAAGAAGCGCAAAAACAAGCTAATTTTGAACGCGAACAAGCCCAAAAAGAAAACGCTCCAGTTGATTATAAGTCGATTAATGAATCAGGCGAGCAACGGTCAAGAACGATGACACCTAAGCAACTAAAATCGTATGAGTCTGATTATAACGATGCACTTAGAGCTTTAGAGATACACAAGGATAATCCAGAGATGATAGCTAAAATAAAAGAAAAAATGGCATTAAGAGGATTTAACTAATGGGAATGTTTGATGAGTTTTTGCCAAAACAAACGAGCGATAAAGCTAATAAATTACCCGCTATTCCAGCTAAGGAGGAACGAGCTGGAACTGGTATGTTTGATGAGTTTTTACAACCTAGTCAGCCGCCACAATTAGCCAACACAGCAAGCGGCGCGTTAGACCTGCCAAAAGGTGTGGCGCGTGGTTTAATCGGCTTGCCAGACGCCTTAGAATCAACCGCACAAACCGCGTTAGGTGGTTATGCAAAAATTGCCGACTTAGCAGTGGGAAACGAGAATGCTGGTCAAGGCGGTGCGATTGAAAACTCTGTAAATTCAGGAGTCGGCATGGTAAGGGATTACACGACTCGCCCACTTGCTGATTGGGCAGAAGAAACAATGCCTTATTCACAAGGCACACAGGACGCACAGGCTAAACTTGGCACAGACCTTGAGGCAGTCATGGGCGATGAGTCGCTTAGTATTGGTCAAAAAGCTGGCAAAGCATTCGGCGCGACTATTGAAAACCCACGCGGCACATCACCATCATTGATTGAGTCTATCCCTCAGTTTATGGCAGTGGCGGCTTTATCGAAAGGCGCAAAAGTTGCAGAGGGCTTAGCTGGTGTTGGCAAGGCTGAGGAATTGACAGCCAAGGCAGCCAACGCAACCTCAAGAGCGGCTCAAGAAGCGGCTAAAGCAGAAGCGCGAATATCCAGCGCGAATATAGCGGCAGCCAATGGCGAAAGATTAGCAGCTGATGGATTGCCAAAACTAGCAACAAAAGCGTCTAAAGAAGCTGATAACTTAATCGACACTGCAACAAAAGCAAGAGCGTTTAGCGCGACCAAAGCAGCCGAAGCCGAAGCACTCAAAGCAAAAGCAGCAATAGCCGATAAAGTTCAAAACGCGGCAATCATGGGTTTAGGCAATGCTACCCTTGAGGGTGCGGGCGCGTCCAATGCGGCGCGTGATGAGTTTTTAGGGTTAGCTAAAAATAACCCAGACCAGTTAATGAAAAACCCACAATTCGCACAACTGGCGAATGAAAAAGGTTTTGATGAAGCGGTACGCATAACGGCGGAAATGACGGGTAGTGACGCGTTTGCACCAGCGGCGTTAGTTGGTGCAGGCGCGTCATTGGTGACAGGCGGTGGACTAGAGGGTGCGCTATTTAATCGCTTAGCTGGTAAAGCGGGTACCAATGCAATTGCAAGCGGGGTTGCTCCAACATTAAAAGCCGTTGGCGGCGGGATATTAACGGGCGGTGGAAAAGAATTTTCAGAGGAAACAATACAAGGCGCGAGTGGTCAATATGCCCAAAACGTAGCAATGCAACCTTACACTGACGTTGATCCAATGAAAGGCGTTGTCGAACAAGCGGCAAGCGGCGGAGCAATGGGTTTGCTTAGTGGTGGTGTTGGCGGCGGGGCTGGTAGAGCTTATGATAAAGCTACCCGTCAATCGCTCGAAACAGATCAAGCTAACCAGCTTATTATTGATAATGCCAATGCAGCGAAAGCAGCGGCACAGGCTAAGTCGTTTGCCGATGCCAGAGCGCGTGGTGATATTTTGCAAGCGGCTTTAGCGGCTGGAGCAATGGCGCAGCCTACACCTAAACCCAGCACTCCTAATACAGGCGGTGATTCTGGTAATGCAGGTGGCGCGGGTGGCAGCAATAATGCCAATACTACTGAACAGCCAACACAACAAGCAAGCCAGTACGACACGGCACAAGACGCACAACCAAGCCCAGTTAATCTTGATACTGCACCAACATTGCAACCAATTATAGGTAATGCTCTAAATGGTCAAGCTGCACAAAATGCACAGCTAGATAGCCCAACATTAACAGGCGAATTAGTCGATAACAAAGAAGTTGGCAATCCAGTAAATCAGAAGTTATTAGGCAGTGATGCAATTAATGGTGAGGTTGTCCGTGACAGAATCGGAAATCAAAAACTATTACCCGCGCCAAAGCCAGAAGACGTACAACAAGCAGCGGTTACACTGGCAGAAATCGACAAAGCAATAGAAACAAAAACACTTAGCCCAAAACACGCCGATGATTTACTTCGTATCGCGCCGGCTGTTGGCGTTGATGTTGCCGACAAAACTATTCCTGAAATTCATAATGAAGTTGAGAACGTTGTAAATGCAAACATACCCGCAGAACCCACTCAAGCACCAACTGTTACGCAGGACGAGCCAACTAAGGTTTCCAAGGTTCGTACAGGACAGAATAAGACATCTAGCGCACAACAAGCGGCAGAAGTACCGAGTGTACCGCCCGGTGATGCCACGGTTTCTACGCAGCCAACAGCGGTAAAACCTAGCGGTAAAACACCTAAAGACAATAAGGATGCTTTCGTTAAGGCGTGGGTAAATACCGAAAACAGAAAGGCTGGTAAAAAAACTAGAACTGCTACCGAGCAACATCGAGACACAACGGAATTTACCAGACAAGCACAGGATGAATACGATAACCGCATTGTTACGGCGTTAAACAATGGTGAAAAGTTAAGTGCAAAAACCGAAATTCCAGACCACGGGCTAACGATTGAGGAATTTAGAGCACCATTGCAACCATCTAATAATTCCCGTGAAGCTCATAACGAAGCCATATCCAATGCTAAGTCACGCGGCTTGGTTATTAGAAATCAAACCCCATTAACCAATGATACAAAAACAAATAAACCAACAGATACAGCGCAATCGACAACACAAGAAAATAGTCATAAAGAGCCTCATGAGCTAACAAAGCAAGAGTGGGAAAAACAAAGGGATGCACAAAGGGCGGAGACCTTTGGAAGTGCGGGAAAGCCAAGTGCAAACCAAGCAACTTTAAGGGTAATAGAGAATAAAAGGCTTTTAGGGTATTACGCGAAAGATATTGAAAACGCACAAGATAAGCTAAAAGATGCAAAGGATGGCAAGATAAAAATATCAAAAGATGAGCTTTATAATGTTATGGAGGTGATAAATAACCGTCCAACTTATGAGGACGTGGTTAATGCTCATACTAACTATGTGAAGTCACAAGCCGCGCAAGAAACCGACACGCAAGCGGTAACACCATCAACCACAGGAGCAAGTGACAATGGCGAAAAAACGTCCACCAAAACCGAAGTGCTAAATGAAGCGGGTGATGCTAACGCTGAACCCGCTACACAATTTAACCCTACACACACCGTTAATGATGATGGTGATAGTGTACCAGTGGCAAAGAATGAGAATGGTGTCTGGGAGTCGCAGGATAAAACCGAGTATGAGGGTTATGATGCTGAGCCTATTGAAAGCGAGGTAGCCAAGCAAGGCAGCAAAAAACCATTGAGCGAAATGGAAGATCTTAAGGCTCAAATGGGGCAAGCCATAGGCGAGGCTGTATCTTTGCTTGGTGGCAAGATGAACATGACCGAGGAAGAAGAAACTAAACTTGTTCCTATCATGGCTAAGATTTTTCGTATTGCCGCAAAAATGGGCTTTATTAAGTTCAAAGAAACCGCAAGCTATGTAATGGAGCAGATTAGAGAGCTTGCCGACAAAGAAACAGCCGATAAATTTACCCTTGAGCATTTGTTAGGCGGGTATGCTTCGGCAGGTGGCAAGGACTTTGTTGGTATGAGCGAGATTAAATCACTTGAAGACCTACTTGTAGAACCTAAAGCCGATTCTAATTCTGTCGAATTCGACAGTGTTAAAACTGAATCCAAATCCGAACCCGCTAAACAGGATAAGTCTGAGCCGATTGCGGATAATACCGACTCTAATCTGGCGGGAAAAGACAAAATTAAGCCAGAAGCCAAGCAATCTAAGCCAGCTACGAAAACACTGCATTCACTTATAGCTAGTGGCAACGTAAACGAAGTCCTAGAGCACATTATAGCTAATAGTGCAACCCCGCTACACCCAATTCTAGCCAATAAGCTAATTGGTCAGCTTCCAGATGGCATCAACATATCCGTTGTCGATACGCTAAAAAATAAGCGCGGCACCGAGGGGGTAATGAACTATGACTACAATACTAAAACTGTTTCAGTTAATTTGGCAGTCATTCCGAAGTTAAAAGAAAGTGCCACTGAAAAAGGATTTATTCATGAGCTGATTCACGCGGTAACTGGCGAAAAGATTAACGCCATCATGGGTAACACGGATGAATCCACGCTAACTAGAGACGAAAAAGTAGCGCGTACTCAACTTAAACTTATAGCCAACTTGATTAATAAGCACATTAAGGAAAATAACGTAACGGGCGATTTAAAGAAAGTATCGGAATTAGCTACTGAAAACCTACGCGAACTTATCACCTACGGATTAACTGAACCAGTATTCCAGAAGATGCTTGCCGATATTAAAATGGGCAAAGATAAAACAGCATGGACTCAGTTTGTTCATGCGATCGCTAAGTTATTGGGTATTGAACTTAACCAAGAACAAGAAACCGCACTATCGGCTTTGTTGATGGTTGGGGATAGTTTGTTGGGCGATAAAGCCACTAAACAAATATCAAAACCAATTATTTTAAACGGTTTCAATGTTACGGCTTTCTCAGAAAAACTACTAAACGGTGATTCGCTTAAAACCATTGTTCAAGCACGAAAAGAATTAAGTGACACACCAATTCAAGCGGGTACAGTTCAAGCTAAACAAGCCGACGAAGCAATTGAACTGGCAGGCGTTATTGCCGCAAGACAGATTGTCGCTAAAGGCATGAGCAAAGAAAATACCTTTGACGCGCTTAGTGCTTTAGCCGAACAAATGCCGTCATTGAATGTTAGAACCAGCACAAGCATTGCAGAACAAGCCTACTCAACACCATTAGCACTGGCTTATGTTGCATCGGTACGCGCTGGAATTGACAGTAACACCTCCGTAGTCGAACCAACAGCGGGTAATGGTGCGCTATTAATTGCTGTTAATCCCGATAACGCAATTGTTAATGAGTTAAACAAAGGCAGAGCAAAGGCGTTAGAGTCACAAGGATTCACAGTAACCACAAACAACGCGGCTAATTATGGATTTGGCAATGCAGACAGTGATGTGGTTATCGCCAATCCTCCTTTCGGCACAGTAAAAGATGAAAACGGCAATACTCAAACATTCCCTATCACTTCACGGTATAAAACCAACGAAATAGACCACGCCATAGCATTTAACGCACTTAAAGCCATGAAAGACGATGGCAAGGCGGTGTTAATTGTTGGTGGTGTTATGACCAACCTATCAGATACGGCACGGGAAGATAAATATAATGGCGCGGCGAAACGAGCATTTTACGGCACACTGTACAACGAATATAATGTAGTTGACCATTTCACTGTATCAGGTGATTTGTACGCTAAACAGGGCGCAGGTTATCCAGTTGATGTAATTGTGATAAATGGTAAAGGAAAATCTGAACTTTTATTGCCAGCAGCAGGTCTACCTAGAGTAATTCAATCAACCGAGGAATTAAAAAATGAACTCCAAGACAATAGAGTTTCTTTGCAGGAAAGTAGAGAAGCTACTAAACAAACAGCCACCACAGGAACAACAACAAACGATGTTGCAAGTGGAACAAATGCTAAGCAATCAAGAGATTCAATCGCCGATAAGAACGGACGAGGGGATAATGTCTTTCAGTCTGGACTTAGAAACGATACTGAAACAGTACGCGGGAATGATGCAACCAATAACCAACTCGGAAATAGCGCGGTATCAAGACCCAATGGAACTACTAAACTCAGTGATACCCGCACTACTGCACCACAGCGAATAGAAAACTCCTTTCAAGCAGAATACACGCCATCAAGCGGGGTTAATTCTATCGGCACGCTTGTACCTATTAATATGCAATCGGCTATTAATTCCGCACTTGCAAAACTAAACGATAAATACACCAGCGTTGATAACTTTGTCGCAAGTCAGTTGAATTATGAAGCTGATGATTTAGGTAAGTACTTCAGCGCAGAACAGGTTGATGCAATCGCCTTAGCCTTAGACAATATCATCAATGGCAAGGGCTTTATCATCGGCGATCAGACGGGCGTTGGCAAAGGCAGGGTAAACGCGGCGATGATTCGCTACGCAATCCTGAATAATATCACACCTATTTTCGTCACTGAAAAGCCTAACCTTTACAGTGATATGATTCGAGACCTGAATGATATTGGTATGGGTAGTGTTATGCCATTTGCTACCAACAGCGGCAGTGATGGCGTTATCCCATTAAATAAAGCCGCGTTAGAGTGGGATATTGAAAATTCCAACGCAAAAGAAAACAACCTCCCCGCACCAAAAATACCCAGTGATGCTATTTTTGCAAAAGTAGGCGATACCCAAAAAGCAAAAGAAATGGCGCAAATGGTGTATGACGGTAAATTATCTGGTTATGATGCTGTTTTTACCACTTACAGCCAAATGCAAACTATCAAGGGCGCACAAACCGATAGAATGGATTTTATTGAAGCTGTATCAAAAGGTGCATTGCTGATACTGGATGAAAGCCATAATGCGGGTGGAACAAGTGTTGCCTCACGCAAAGGCGCGGCTAATGGCGGTAGTGGTGCAACAGTCGAGGAAGGCACAAAAGGCGGCAGAGCTGGATTTACCCGTCAACTAGTGCAAAATTCACAAGGCGTATTCTATTCATCGGCAACCTACGCAAAACGTCCTGATGTTCTGGATTTGTACTCCAAAACCGATATGGGATTGATTGCTGACCCGCAACAATTAAAAGACTCATTACAAGCAGGTGGCGTTCCATTGCAGCAAGCCGTAGCGTCTATGCTTGCCCAAGCAGGGCAATACATACGCCGAGAAAAGTCTTTTGATGGTATTGTTTATGATACCGTTTTTGTTGATGTTGATAGGAAGTTTGCCGAACGCGCTTCTGAGATTATGCGTGACATCATGCAGTTTGATGTTTTAAAGGCTTCGAGCATAAAAGGTCTTGATAAAGAGCTTAAAGCTGATGCGCGTAAAATGTCCAGCGACAGGTCTACTGGCGCGGCTGGCGCATCGTCCTCAAATTTTACCAGTGTTATGCACAACATGATTGGGCAAATGCTGTTGATGCTAAAGGTTCAACCCGCTATTGATGAGGCACTTGCCGCGTTAAAGCGTGGAGAAAAACCTGTTATCACGCTATCAAATACAATGGGTTCAGCGATTGATGAATACGCAGAAGATGCGGGGCTTAATGTAGGTGATGCTATTGGTCTACACTTTGGCGATTTGTTGGCGCGATATTTGAGCAAGTCACGCCGTGTCATTGAAGGTGATATGTATGGTAAAAAAGAATCGCGTTACTTAAATGATGAGGAATTAGGAGTGGTAGCCGCCCAATTCTATAAAGACGTGATGGATAAAATAGACCGGTACGGTTTTGACAAATATCCAGTATCTCCTATTGATGCCATTCATAACGCACTGCATGAAGCAGGTTACAAGACAGGCGAGATAACAGGAAGAAATTCAATTATTGATTATTCTGAAAGCATTCCCGTCTACAAAAAACGCCCTGCCAGTCAGAAAAACTCAGCGGGCAAACGCAAAACTATCAGTGACTTCAATAACGGCATGATTGATGCTGTTATCTTGAATCAGTCGGGCGCAACAGGGTTATCGTTACATTCAAGTCCTAAAGTCGGAACTGACACCCGAAAGCGACACATGATTATCGCCCAGCCTGAATTGAACATTGATACGCACATGCAAATGTTAGGGCGAGTTAATCGTACTGGGCAATCTAATCTACCAAGTTACGGGCAATTAACGGCGAACATTCCCGCAGAAAAAAGACCTTCGGCAATCCTTGCTAAGAAAATGGCAGGGCTTAACGCAGCCACAACCGCAGGTAAGGATTCAGCAGTAAAGGCTAAAGACGTACCAGACTTTATGAACGATTATGGCGACGAGGTTGCCGCAGCGGTCATGAACGATAACCGCGATATTCATGCGTTGCTTGGTGTCCCATTAAAAGAAAAAGACACTACAGGTTTTGATACTGATGGCGCAATGCGCAGGGTTACTGGGCGTATTCCAGTCCTATCATTAGCAGACCAAGAAAAAGTCTACACGATGCTTGAAGACGCTTATGACGAATACATTGATATGCTTAACAAAACTGGACAAAACCAGCTTGAAGCAAAAGCAATGGCGTTGGACGCAAAAACCGTATCGACTACACAAGTTGTCAAGCCAACTAGCGGAAGTGATTCGCCTTTTGCCGAGGGCGTTAATGCTGAAATAGTGGACGCTAAACGACTTGGTAAGCCGTACACTATAGAGCAGATATTGGGATTGATTAAGGGTAAAACTGGCATTACCGATAGTGCTAGTTTGCGTGAATGGCGAGCTATTCAGATAGCCAAAGTTCATGAAGCCTATAAAGCACGAATGGATGAAATAAATGCCATGCCTACTGAGGATGACCAAGACATAAAACAGAAGCGCGGCGCAACGGATATGCTTGACGCATGGTCTACTAAAATCATAAAGTTTTTTAATGATTTTAGCCCGACTAAAGGAGTTTTAATATTCTCTCCTACAGGCGGACAATACCTAGGTTTTGTTGGAAACTTAGAGCGCAAAGGCGATGCAAAGAATTTCTTTGCAATGGGAAACTGGAAGCTAACCGTTTATGTTGCTGATGCCGCCAAAAACTTTACAATTCCATTATCAAGAATTACCGCTGGAAGCGTCACGGAAGGGAAGTGGTCTATAGAACCAACATCACAGGACATCAAAAAAGCGATTGAAGAAGGTAGTTCAGAATCCAGAGAAGAAAGAACCATCTTAACTGGCAATATGCTTGCCGCGTATGCGTTCGATAAATCAGGGCAAATAGTCAATTACACAAACAACCAAGGCGACACTAAGCAGGGTATCTTAATGCCCAAAAAGTTTGACCTTGCAAAAGCACTGGATGATAAGCCTGTTGTATTTCAAACAGCGCGTATTGCTCAGTCATTTATTGGCAACTCGACTATTGACCCCGCTTTTGGTATTAGGTCGGCGGATAATCAGCTAAGGATTATTCCTCAGCAGGGTAATTATTCTATTCGTGTTCCAGCATCAAAAGCGCAAGGCGGTCAATACTTCCTTAATCCACGTCTAACTAGCGTCGTAGAAGGTGAAAACTTTGTAAAACGCGGCAATGAAATGGTAGGTACTTTTAACAAGGAATCGCTAGGCTCAGTTCTGGATATACTTTACCCAATAGCGGGGAAATTACAGCCAATTAGCAAAGAAAAAGGCAAGGAATTTTTAGAAAGCACTGAAATCAAACCATCACAATCCACCAAGCCAACCAACGCTGCGCTACCCAGTAACAAACAGCCACACTTGCTAACTCAATCTGAGTTTAGGGAGTTATACCCCGACCCACTACAAAGGGTCGCAACAAACCCAGACCTTGATAAAAGAATTATTGAAAAGGCTGGTAGCAATGACCCAAAAAAGATATTTGAGTACTACCAAGGGCTTTATCCGGATGAATTAGGTGATGTTGATATTCAAATACTGCCTTCGCCGTTCCCAACAAGATCGTCGTTTGACGTAAAAACTGGGACAAATACTGATACTGGGGAGGTAGTGGCTATTATAAAAACAATATGGCTTACCCCAAAATTCTCAGAACAGGAATTAAAGGACTGGAATCAAAAAGGCGGTGGCGTTGATTTGTCCACGCCATCAATACTTCGTCATGAAATAGAACACGCTATCGACTATGCAAGAGGGAAGAAAGAAGGGCATAAGCCTACTTCAAATCCTAAACAGGGTGGAAAAGCTACGTTTAAGGATTTTGACCATGCCAACTTCTCAGTGGACTTTCTGCATAGGGCATTAGTTAATGATGCGCTAAAAGAGGGGTTATCCGTTCCTGATAAAGTCCTTGCTGATTACCCTGAGTTACAAGATAGAACAGGCGTATTTGAATCACGAAGCGATAAGCCAACCAACTCCCACACCAAAGATTCATTCTCCAAAGCATTCACCATACAGCTTGATAAGCAGTTCGGGCATGGGTGGACTAAGTTGTTGATGGCTACGGGCAAGGTTAAGGTGGTTAGTAACGAGGAGGCTGATAGGGTTATTAGTGGCGGGGAGTTGTTTAGCTTTAAGCCCATAATACTTGATTACAATGACGATATAAGCCGAATACTCGTTGATACTGGGAAAGGTGAAAAATGGTTCAATACAGATGATTTAGGCATTAAAAGGGATTGGGTAGGAATCAATGCAGATAGTGATGATTTGCCAGAATTACTAGCAACACTAAAAAAGAAAAAATCAGCAAAACAAGAGATTTACGATGAAGAAGAAAACGTACCGTATGAAATAGATAAAGACGGCAATGCTATTGTTTATCACGCAACAAGCAAAGCCAATGCTAATAAGATATTAAAATCAGGAGTATTTCAAGCGGGTTCTTTTTTTGAGCCTAATGCAAACTCAACTTTGAAGCACGTTACAGGCAGAATTAAAAACCCAGTAATACTGAAAGTTAGAATAAAAAAAGACTTATTGGGTAGTGCAGCGGCTGGCGCAGAAATATACGTTGATGATGCAGTTGCGTTTACACCTTTTGATAAAAATAAGCCTTATTTCTTTGAATCGGATATTGACGCACAATACAGCAAAAACGGCAAAGTCCAAGCATTCTACAATCCAGCTAACGACACCACCTACTTTGTCGCTGAAAATATCGACAAAAACAAAGACCTGTTAGGCTTAGCCGCGCATGAGTTAGGCGTACACGCACTGCAATTAGGCAAAGACGACAAAAACTTCAAAGCAATTCTGTCAGAAGTCGAAAGCATGATTACCGCTAACTCCAGCACAGCGATTAAAAAGGCACTGGCACGGGCTAAAGAGGCGAATACCAAGCCTGAACACGTTACCGAAGAAGTATTGGCGTACCTTGTTGAGAACCATCCACGCCTTACCCTAGTTCAAAAATTCCTAAACTGGTTCAGAAGCAAACTACGCGCTATCGGTAAAGCACTGCCCCCTGTGCAACGTACTGAGTGGTTTAGAAAAGTGACCGCACTTAATGAGAGTGATTTAGTGGGTATGGCGATTAGTGCATTGAGAGTTGCGCCGAATGATTTACTGTTTGATTCTGTTGGGCGTAGTGGTGATGCAATTAAGCTTGCTAAAGCCAAAGGCTATGAGGGTAGTAGCACAGGCGAAGCAGAGGAATGGCTACGAGCTGTTGCTAAGGGCTTGGATATGTCGCAAAAGGCGCGTATGGCTAGAGCTAAGGCTATGGGGTTTGATGTTGATAAGGTTTGGTATCATGGAAGCTCAGAGATTATAAAGAAAATAGGCTTTGGAAATATTTTTGATGGCTTGTTTTTGAGTGAAAGTGAGGATAATGCGTCATCTCATGGTACTGGAGTGTTAAATGAATTTATCTCAACAGATAAAGTATTTGATGGTGATTTTGAATATAAGCACGATAGAGAGCAATTAACTGATTTAATAAAAGACCGCTATCCAGATGCTACAGAAGACCAAATTAATGAAATATTGTTTCCTGCAATAGTTGAGGATAATTTTAATCCTTGGGATTATTCTGATGAAGGTGAAATACTTGAATTAACTGGAGTTGATGACTTGGGGGAAGCTAGCTGGCAATTTCAGAATGACAGAGGGAGACTAGCTAAACAATTGGGTTATGACATTGTATCTATGAATGATGAGCATGGAACAAGCTATTTTGCGCCAAAAGGAAGCAAGATAAGAAATGTCAACGCCGCATTCGACCCCGACTACGCGGATAGCCCTAATTTATTGGCAAGCAAAAAAGACACTGTAACCAGTCCGCTACTCGCTCCCAATGGCAAGCGATCAAACTCAACACCTGCTAATGCAGGCAGTGGTGCAAAAACACTAAAGCAACTTGAATTAGAGAATCGCTACACTTTACCAAAAATACCATCTGGAAATATATTCTCAAATGGTGTTGGTGATGTGTCGCAGGATTTACGGATAAAAGCCGATGATGCCTTTGAGTCTGGCGACACAATATCGCAACAAGTAAGCATAAAAGATATTGTGCCAACCCAAAGAAATATAACTACCCACAATTTAAAAAGCACAAAGAAATATAAGGATGAGCCAGTAAACCTGATACTAAAAGATGGCAAGTATTATGTATCTGACGGTCATCATAGAATATCCCATGCTATTTTGAATGGTGATAGCGCAGTATCGGCTAACGTCTTTAGTGATGACAATGCAAGTGGCATTATGTATTCAATGGCTAGTGCGGCAACTGACTTTTTCACAGGAAAACCACGCAGAACCACTAGCCTGTCAGACATAGATACTATGATAAACACTGGCAAACAGCCCACCGATAAACTAGGTTGGCAGTATTATTTTGACAAAGCTGTTACCACTTTCACCGACTCCACCAGACCGTTTGCACGTTTTGTACAAGACACGTTTGACAGTGAGCAAGCCAGCAAACTATTGAGTGGGGCAGACCGCGCACTAGGCATGAAAGCCGCTTACGAAAAAGACGCAATGAACCTGTTTGGCAGACCCATAGCCGATGGCATACGCGACATTGTGAAAGAAACCAAAATGGATTATAAAACAGCCAAGGATTTAACGGGTTATTGGATGAGTGCGCGGTATTCAGCAGAAGCTAACGACTGGCTAATGACCAAAGACCAAAATGCTATTGATACAATTAATGCAGATATTGCTGTAACCACAGACCCAGACGAATTAAAGGCACTCAATAAGCAGTTAGCTAAGACAACCAGCGACCAAACTAAACGCATTGCCGCCATTAACGACCCGAACATCATTGACCCGACCGAACAAAAAACCGACGCTGGTGTGGCAGGTGGGTTTAATAAAGCCACAGCCGCTAAGCTCATGGCAGATATTGAAGCCAAGATACCTCGTGCAATGCTGGACGCGGTAGCAAATCCAACTTATGACATGAATGCGTGGAAGCTGAAGAACGATATTAAGGACGGAAAAATCAGCAAAGCCACGGCGGATAAGTTTCCGAAGTCAAAAATCTATGTGCCATTGACAGGTGACCCGCGTACCGATGACAGCGTGGAAGATTATTTTTCTACGGGTAGCGTGAACCAAGCCAGCGATAAACAACTAGGTGGACGCACAGGCTCTATTGCTCAAAATGGCATTGATGCTTCTTTTGAACAACTGGAAAAATCCGCGCGTTATCACGGTTGGAATGATTTTAAGACTGCCTTAACCGATACTTACAATTCATTAATTGCTGATAAAGTCGCTACTGGCATGACTCAGAAAGAAGCCGAGCAAGCAGTATTTGATGAGTTCGATATTAAACGCCGACCAGAAACAGGCATGATACCAGCAAGTGAAAACGATATTATTGTCCGCAAAGACGGTAAAGGCATGATTTACACCATCAACAACCAAGCCGCAATGGAAGCCTTACGCAGCGTGAATAATGAAGACGTGCCAAGTATTTTAAAGCCAATAGCGTTCTTTACCCGCTTTCAAGCGCGAATGGTGACTCAGCTAATGCCATTGTTTGCGCCAACTAATATGTTGCGTGACGTTGCAGAGCGTAGCGAGAATATTCGCACCCGAAAAATTCAGGGCTATGCAGATTTAGATATGAACAAGGTAGCCAATCAAGCCATCGGTGAATCAGCAAAACTACTCATACAGTTAAAGCCCGTCATGATGGGCGTGTTAGCCGAAAATACACCACTAGCTAAAGCGTTCCCAGTTGATAGCACTAATCAAGATGTGATTATGCTTAAGCAGTTTTTAGCCTTGGGCGGTAGCTCGACTTATGGCGATATGCTAAGCGGTGATAGCAAATCACTTGCCGAAAAACTACGCAAGACAGGCACGATAACCGATAAGGCAATGGACGCGATTGAGCTATGGAATAACAGCTTTGAAATGATAAGCGGATTTTCTATTTATAAGTCATTGGTAACCAATGGCGTTAGCGATAAGGACGCGGCAGCATCGGCATTAAACCTCATGAACTTTAGAAAGCGCGGCAAGGTAATGAGTCCGTTACGCGCCCTTTATATGTTTGCTCAGCCTATCGCCACGGGTGGACACCAAATGGCAATGACGCTATCAACACGGCGCGGACAGGCTAGATTTGCGGCTTATACTGTAGCGGCTATGATGCTGTATGCCATGCTTAGCGCGGGCGATGACGATGATGATATTGGTGTTAATAAAATGGATGAGGCGGGAAACTTTAACCTGTACCGAAACATCCTTGTTCCTATGGGAAATGGACAGTACTTTAAAATACCCGTGGGTTTTGGTATGCAACAACTAGCGTGGAGTCATGGCGTTAATGCTATTCGTACCATGCGCGGCGATATGACAGCAGGTGAAGCGGTAGCAGAATCAGCATCATTGTGGGCGCGTTCCGGTATGCCTGTTGCTCCTGCCGAAACATCGATGTTAAAAAATCCTATGGTATGGTTAGCGCAAACATTTAGCCCTCAAGCGGCTAAGCCCTTAGTTAACATCGCGTTAGACGTTAATTCATTCGGCGCACCACTGACTAACTCGCGTTACGAAAGACAAGATACCGCTAAGGCGTTGCAAGGACGGCGCGATACGCCACAAATTTACAAAGATATTGCTCAGGTATTTGCACAAAATGGCATTGATTTTTACCCTGAACAGGCGCGTGAATTTATTCGTGATTACGGGGCAGGTGCGGGTAATGAGATTCTAAAATGGGCGGTTGAAAACCCAGCTAAAAAATCGCGCGGCTTGAGTACGTCTATCCCTTTAATTGACCGCTATGTGCTGCAAACAAACGATGATAGCCTTAAGCAAAGGCTTTATTACCGTGCGCGTGATCGCATGAATGAATTGAATGTGCGAGAAAGCAATGGCGATACCTTATCGCCTAGTGAAAAGAAGATGGCTAATCTTGGCGATAAACTGAAAAAGCTTGAGGGTTCGACACGCGGCAAGATGGCGGCGGCTACCAAGGCAGAGAAAGCAGGGCATTTAAAACGTGCTGAATCATTGCGCAAACAGGCTGATGCAATGAGAAATAAGCAGATGGATTATGCTTTTAGAACTGTGCATGCAATTGAGAGTTAATAGTGTTTTTTAATAGTTTTAGATAGTGATATAATCACTTCGCCACGGTATTCAATAAGAGCGGCTCTTGAAGTTTGCGGTTGTTTCGTGGCGGTCTTTAGTGACAGTTTTTAAATGTTGTGGCTGTATGCGGATTGATCACCGTATTAAAGTGGACTGAACACCCATTGCCACGACTTCAAATTCGTTCAAATCACTTTATCCATGTTCAAGGATTTTCAAATGATTACTGCAAAGAACTACGCGGCACAGGCTGAGAAAGCACTATACGGCATGAATGATTTAGCTTTTAAGAATTATTCACTTGTGAATATAAAAAAAGACCTTTCGCAGTCTGTTCATTTCGTTATGCCAGATGGCGGAAAGATTTTTAATGACGGGCTAAAAGGCATTATTTACAATAATCCTGACTTAATAAAATTGCCATTCCAAAAAATAACACTAGAGTTTATGAATGAAGGACATAAGTTTTTATTGCTATTCAAACAAGAAGAAGATGGAATGATTTCTCATATTTTGATGATGCAATCGCCAAATGAGCTATGGGCTGTAGTTCCATTATTGCTTACCTCATACTTAGAGAAAAACAGCAGTGGTAAAATAGCACAAAGATTAAAGTCAACAACAATAGTTCATGGTGTTCCAGAGGAAGCGTCAATTAAACTTCATGGAATGATGCAAAGTGGAATTGTTTATTTATTCGAGCTACTAGAAGCCCTGTCATGTACCAACGTAGAAATATCCACGCACCAGCCAGCCAGCCAAAAGAATGAACAGCGCATAAAATCGCATAAGCTACCTATTTACGAAACAAAAGTATTGACCATTAAGGCTGGTAAAAAAGAATCTTCTGGCATTGTCGCTGGCATAAAATGCAGTCATGCAAGCCCAAGACAACACTTAAGGAGAGGTCATGTTAGGCGCATTGAATCTGGCAATATCTGGGTTAATTCCTGCGTTGTTGGAAACAAAGAAAACGGCGTTATCGATAAACAGTATAAGGTGCAATCATGAAACAACTTGGAATAAATCCAGAAATGGACGAATTAGCCCGTAATAATGGGCTGGGGCATTGGAGTTGTGTTAGTCCGCTAAATAGTCTATTTTGGCTTAGAAGCGATGGATTAAGTATTAAATTACTTGATGATAGCTCTCCTATTATTGAAAATCTTGATTGGTACGACGATAACGAGACTAAAGGTGAAGACTGGCAGCAACCAGAAACTGAAGAAGATTTTTTAAACCGTAAATTGCCTTGTGACATTAAAATAGGCGGTGGAGTAAATAGAGCTGGTACGTCAATTAAAACGCTCCTGTTAAGATTAAATAACGTAATTGCTAGTCAAGACATTGTTGCCGACAAAGATAAGCGGCGCAAAGCCAAAGAATTGTTACTTGATTTGATCGCCACACCCAATGATGGCGAATTAAGCGGGGACTGGCAACAGCCAACGCCAGAACAACCAATTAGAAACAACGCACTATCTGCAATTCAAGATATGCTATCAACTGGTACAGGTGTCACTAATCATCAATTCTTTGATGCGGAAATGTATAGTGAGATAGTAAAAGACATTACTGATCCAGTTGGTGATTTGCAATATCAATGCGCCACCAAAAAAATGAATGACCTGATTAGCAGCAAACAACCAGCATTGGTACAAAATCCGTTCCAGTACCCTTGTGATGGGGCGTTGTATTTTACCCGTGAATCACATGAACAGGTGTTTTTGACTGGCTATCTTAATCATCATGAAAAACAAGTTGTTGGCAAGCTACCAACCGACAAAGCTGGTAAATTTACGTTTTTTAACGCGACTGATGGTTGCGTGTCAATAGGAAATTCAGCTAACGATTTAATTATGATGGTGTGGGAGTAGGGTGGTGAAAAATGATTGAACGCATTGACCCACTTAAGCCAATTGAGTACAGAAATTTAGACCTTGATACCAATGAATTTATTGACTCTAAAGAAGTAACTGAAAGATATGGTGATGGTAGGAAGTGGTGGAAAATGGAATTTCCAAACCGGTTAAATTATCAACATATTACTGCATATAAGCATGGGTATTTTAGAAGATAAGATGTAATGGGTTGCTTAAAAATACTTAATCAAACTGTAAACTGACAGCCAGCCGATACAACAAACCCCGAACGCAAGAACGGGGTTTTTTATTGCCTAAAGAAAAGTGTTACAATCGGCAATAATTTCAATATTCCCAGTGAATAGTCATGACCTCCAATATCAATGTTTCAGCAATAAATACCACTGCCCCAGTTGTCGGGACTCGAATGTCAGCTTCTGACGAAAGAAATAGCAGGGTAGCAATAAAAAACGGACTACAGACTGCGGCAACTGAGATTACAGCCTTGCAAGATGCTGTTGCCAACATAAGCAGTAGTGGCAATTTTACTGGGATAGTTAATTTTACCAACGGCGGAGGGTTTACGGGCAATGTCGCCAACAACAATCTATCACTGACATTACAATACGCTAATGCCACTCAAGACGGGCAACTAACATCAGCTAAATTTGTTGAGATTGGCAATGCCACAAGCAATATTGCGACACTGCAAAACCACACTGCTAACACATCAAACCCACATAACGTAACTAAATCACAAATCGGATTATCTAATGTAACCGATGTCGCGCCGCTTGAGTTACCGATAAGCAATGCCACACAAGCGGCTTTAAACAGCAAACAAGCCACGCTTGTTTCAGCTACCAATATCAAGACCATCAACGGCGTGTCGATATTGGGTAGTGGGGATATGGTTGTCACAGGAGACGGGAATATTAGCGGTATCGCTGGATTTACTGATAGCGGAGGCTTTACAGGAACGGTTACTAACAACAACTTGTCTCTTGCTATGCAATATGCCAATGCTACGCAAGATGGTCAGATAGCATCGGGTAAATTCACGGACTGGGAAAATAAGGGAACGAGTAATTTAACACTTGGCAGCACAGGAACAACCGCGCTGAAAGGTAATGCGACTACCGCCGACGTTACTGTATCGACTGATAAAAACTATGTGACCGATGCAAAGCTAACGGTATTGAATCAGACCAGCAATACAAACACGGGCGATCAAACCATAACCCTAAGTGGCGACATATCCGGAGCTGGCACTGGGAACATAACGGCTACCTTAGCGACTGTAAATAGCAATATCGGATCGTTTGGCAATGCAACAATAGTTCCAACAATTGTATTCAATGGTAAAGGGCTTGCAACAAGCGTATCGAATAGTACGATACCAACAGCAAATACTAGCGTAGGCGGATTACTTACTTCTTCTGACTGGAATGCGTTTTTTGAAAAAGGAACTTCAAACATAACAGTTGGTAATACCACTGGTACAGCTTTCGATGGCGCGTTAGGGGCAGGAGCAGTCTCAAATATTACGACTTTACAGGGTAATGTTACGAACTTAACAACTGATGTTAACGCTTTAAATTCTGCAATGCGGTACATCGGCGGATGGGACGCAAGCACTGGGGCTTTTCCAGCAAGCACAGAAGCTGGGTATGTGTATTCTGTGACTGTTGATGGTACCGTTGATGGGATTGATTTTGTTGCAACAGACAGATTATTGTCAATACTCGATAATGCTTCAGCTACAACGTATGCGGGTAACTGGCTAAAAGAAGATTACACCGACAAGATTATCAGTGTAAATGGTCAAGTTGGGACGGTTAGTTTAACCACGGCTAACATTACAGCATCTACCGACAAGAATTATGTCACTGATTCCATGCTGTCCAAAATAAACCAGACTTCGGCTAATAGTAATGTGACGTATGTACAGGGAAATGGTACGGTTAATGGGATAACTTTGGATGGCAATGTCACAAGCAACGGAAATTTGACGCTAGGCGGCAACTTAACGGGGGTCAACCTATCCACGCAAATGACTGGAATTTTACCTGTTTTGAATGGCGGTACAAACACAACCACATCAACTGGGAGTGGTAGCGTAGTTTTATCGACAAGTCCTAATTTAACAACGCCAATATTAGGAACTCCACAGAGCGGAAACCTAACCAACTGTACTGGATACCCGATTTCTGGAGTAGTGACGGCAAATACTATCGGCGTAACAACACTAACCGCGAATGGCACAACGTCTGCGCAATTAGCAGCGGCGTTGACGGACGAAACTGGAACCGGCGCGAATGTTTTTGCTGCAAACTGTACTTTAGTTACACCAGCTTTAGGCACACCAAGCGCAATTAATTTAACTAACGCGGTAGGGCTAAATTTAACAACAGGCGTGACTGGTGTTTTAGCAGTGGTTAATGGCGGTGCAGACCAGTCGGCGTGGGTAAGTTTTACGCCGTCGTGGACTAACTTCACCATCGGAAACGGCACACAATCAGCAAAATACAATTATGACCCGATTAGAAAGATTGTTTTTGTGCGGGTTTTTGTGACACTTGGCAGCACGTCAAGCATGGGTACTGCGCCGTCAATCACCTTTCCAGTTACCAGCGCAGCAACCCCAAGTTCGCAATTTGAAATATCAGTTGCTGGGCGATTAAAAACGTCATCAACACGCTATGAGCTGGCGGCATGGTGGGCGAGTACGGCAGGTGCGCAGTTATTGTCAGTATTGTCAGGAGTGCCGACAACAATAACAGCAACAAGTCCGCATACTTGGGCGACAGGCGATACAATCAGCATCACAATGATGTACGAGGCAGCTTAATGGATAATCAGGTAACTAAAAACCATCTTTACGAACTAGGCATGGCGGCTATGCACCAAGAGCCGATTGCTTTTTGATATTGGTAATTTGCTTTTGACTGGATAGCTAAAATCGCTTAATTTTTGGCAATAAAAAGCCGCTATCACTAGCGGCTTTTGTTTATGGGTTAAATTCCGCCCTTGCATTGCGTATTTCTTCAAGCAAGTCGTCAAGCTCATCAAGCTCTCTTTGCGTTATAACTTCGTTGAAAGCCAAGCGGTCTTTCAGCATTCGCATTGCTTCTAGCATTTTTTTAACGCTCATAAATCACCTATATTGATCCATGCGTCGCTCCAAGCATCATCTTCTGACTCGCAAGAATAGCCAAGAACATCAATACCACCATCATCACTACTTGTCATAATCATAAAATACGGAATATCTTTTTGATGGCACGGCTCATCTTTGAGGTATTTTGCTAGCGGGTATTTATTTAAAACTAAGTCTTTATTGCTCATAAATCACCCTTGTTTGTTGGCAGTGGTAGCCATTTCAAACAATCTTTTATTAAAATCTCGCTTCCAGAATGCTCTCGTCGAATCGCGCCATGCTTTGATAGATAAACAGTAACAATCTCTCTATGTCTAGTCATAACTAAAAAGTTATTGTTTGCTGTGACTGGCTTATCCATATCCTGCCAAGGCGCAAAATCCCACCATTCTTCGGCGGTTAGTGGTATTAATTGGTCAACATTAAACCAATTTGAATCTCCGTTCCACGCTCTCCCGTCTGACGTGACTAAGATTATATTTGTCATAATTCCGTTAGGCGCGTAACACAGCACCCCATTTTCAGGTATATTTTCGTGCCATTCTTTACTCATTTGATGCCCCTAACATTGATTTTGCTTTTACATATAGGATATGCGACATTCCCATCTCAAATATCCTTTTAAATTTGCATCTTAGCTTTTTATCCTTCCCGCAAATTATTAATAAGTCATTTAGTCCATGCCTTCTGGCATTCGCCAACATTGCCACAATATCCCGCGCCTCTTTTGCTCCTTTGCGGGGCTTGCGGATTGTTATAATATCAAGTACCCATTCAAATGTAATCGGGTGGCTCACTTCCCCGCTTGGTATATAAACATTTTTTGCTAGTTTAAAGTCAGCTACAAAATTACCATTTTTAGCATTCATAAATGTAATGATCCCAACGCCGTATAATTTTGAAACTACCATATCTTTCTCTGAAAATGGTCTATCCACAATCAACCTCCTCGCCCAACTTACTTTTAACAAAACAGCGTATTATTGCTTGTTTTGCGGTTGCGCCAAATGCTGATGAAAACACGGCTTCATTGTCTATTTTCGCAAACCAACGACCACCTTTCTGCTTAACTTCCATCTTCTCGCGCTCCATAATCTCATAGCACTGCGTGGCGTTGGTTGTTGGGTGGTAGCCAAAAAAAGCAGAGACTCTTTTATTTTTTTCATTAAACCAGTACCCGTATTTTTGATTCCACCCCTGCGCAATGGCACAAAAATAGTCAAGCTGTTCGTCTGTTAAATCTTCAATTTTTGTTTTCATATCCGTTTATCTGCTAAATTTTCTAAAAAACGCTTGTACGACCTCCCGATGTGTTTATTACCCACACGAACCCAATATCCCGCGTTAAAAAACTCTCGTCTTGATAAAAGTGAAAAATTCTTTTTCATTTCAATCTCCAAAGTTACGCCCCGCGACTACGGGGCTTGGGTGTTATTTTATGCCCCTAATTGTATCTTGCTATCCAGCGGACAAGCTCCTCAACTCTGGCATTCTTTGTTTCAATATCGCCAGTAATTTCCTCTGGTTTCATCGTGTGTGATAGCAGTCTTTCTAGTAAACTTTTCACGCTGCCACCTGCGCGTTCATGGTTCGCAGTGCTGACCGGTGTTGTTGCGCAGCTTCTTCGGTTAAATGAATAGAGCCTTGTCTTAATCTTTCATAATCCGAGTCATCATCATTCCAATATGTACAAATCACACCCGACCACGTCACGCAACAATAATCCTGCCCAACTTCCAAAGCCTCCCGAACTGGCTCAGGATATTCCATCTTTGTGCCGTCTTGCATGGTAATGAAGCAAGCGCGTGGACGCAGGCGGTAGTAAATTCCATTTTCCCAAATCGGATAAAATTCACCGACTTTTGAATCACTGCAATTAGTCCAGTTACACCCGTCATTTACGCGCCATTGCCAACGATTTTTATCCGCCTCGCTGCACTTGTTAAACTGGATAATGTTTTCGCGGTGCGGGTGTTGGCGGTATATTAAAGTGTTACTAAAAATATGATTATTATCTATCACGGTGTCCCAATCTAGCCCTCTTTTACCGTCATAAACTTCATATTGCCACAGCTCCCAACAAAAATCAGGATAAGCCTCTTTATCGGCTTCGGCTTGTGCGATTTGGGCTTTAATAGAATTGGTGTCAACAGGGTTTTGAATGGATTTTGTCGGAATATAAAGCTCAACGCAAATCCCGTTTAGCCCTTTTGTTTGATTAATTATCGCGCCTTTCTCGACAAACTCTTGCCCATCTGGCGCGGTAATTTGCAGTATTGCTTTTGTTTTATCGTTCATAATTCACCTATTTTTATAAAATTTCAACGCCTATAGGCATATAACCTTCTTCTGGGTATTCGCTTACACATATAGAAAACTCAAACATCGAAACATTGCCGTCATCATCAAGCATCTTTGTGTTCGGGTATTCATAAATGTCATATTCGATTTCAAGGTGATCTTCAACGTCAGTCATATCGGCAACCTAAAAACCAGCAAACTCTGCAATTTCTTTAATGTGACCGCCTGTTAGCGTTGCCATAGCCTTTCTTTGCGCTGCAATATCTAGCATCAAAAGCCGTTCATATTCGGCGCGTGGAATTGTCACCATATCATCACACAAGGTATTTTCTCCAATTCTATGCGTTGCACCGCAATTTTCACATTCTCGCTTTTCAGCGACTTGATTGTTATTTTCTTCCATCACGTTCTCTAGGTTACGCTCCGCGACTACGGGGCTGATTGATTATTTTCCAATTTGCATAAATCCAAAAATCGACAGTGCAAAAACAGCCGCGACACCTCCCCAAAATACCCATGCTATCCAGCTTGGATAAGGCTGGGTGTTGGTTGCCATCGGATATTTTGTTCCGATGTGATTAAAATCCTGACCAACTTTATTCGCTTTCATCTTCTTCTCCAGCTTGCTTAAAAATTATTTTTCTGCCGTTGATGCACGACAGGCGATTAAAATTATGTTTGTCTCGCTCTCTAGGACACTTTCCTTTATCCAAAATAAAATAACAACCTAAGCAGTTATCGAATTCTTTCATTTCAAGAACAACGCCTTCGGGTAATTTATTTTCCATCGTTCAGTTCCAGTGCGGTAATAATTGGCTTCTACGCGGCGCAATTACTACTTGGCTGTGTGGTGCGCGTTTGTCTGCGGCGATTTGGACGGGTGTTTTCATTTAAACTGTCCAGCTACTTGTCCGCTTAAAATCGCAACTAAAAAACACAATTGCACTATATCCATAGTTGCGCCAATAATCATAAAACAAACTGCTGAAATTACGCTTATTATCCTACAAGCATACAAAATATCTTTCATTTGTGCGCACCCCGATGGTAAAACGGCTGAACTTCGATCCCCGCAGGGCTTATTTTTGAATCACTCAAAACTTCAATTACTTTTTGTGATGTTTCTGTAAAATCGCTCACGACATCCGTCCCCATTCACCAACATTCATCAAATGACTTAGCCAAAAACTAAGACCTGATTTTATCGCCTCATGACAGCTTAGGCGGTTTTGCTTTCTTGCTTTTTTCATGACCTTCTCCAGTTGTAAAAAACGCCCACCATTACAGTGGGCTAATGGTTAAACTTTGCCGCGACCAGCTTGATACGCTAAAAAGCTCCAATGCGAACGGTCAAAACGTACTTCTTTCTTTTCGATACCAGACACATGACGACGACCCGTGCCTTTTTTAGTTGATGATGGGTTTTTCATTTGTAACTCCAGATTATTGCGGTCTATTCGCCGACCGCTTAGCGTTTTTTAATACTTAACACTCTAACAATTGACTAACAGCGGCTTTAAAATCTGGCTGTCTACGCAACCACACCGCCATTCTTATGCACCCGTTCACATCACCGCTTTCGTGCATCAAATCCTGACCGCCGTGTGCTTTGATAAAGGCTTTGCGTTGCGCCATTGGGTGCAGATGTTGGATTTTCTCGCCGTCGCACACGATAAGCACGACACTGTACCCGCGATTTTTGCGGTGATGATGCGCTTCTGAATCGACAAGCATGTCGCCAGATTTTAGCTCTAAGTCTGCACCTCTCTTTAGAAATGGCGCGTTGATTCTTGTGCCGTCCAGCTTTTGTTCTTCGGGAATTTGTACGCACCACCATGAGCAGCGGATGTCTTGTGGCTTGGCGATGTATGTGACGGTGGGCTGTACTTCAGCAGCCCATTTTTCGATGTCTAGCGTTGCTAAATCGTCAAGTACGGGGAATGCTTTTTCATCACATTCAGCCAGTTCTTGCTCGACTTCAAATGTTTCGGTATCGTTAGTTGATTCGTTTAAATCAGTCCACAAGTCGCCTTTTTTAACATCCCGTGACGTTTCGACGACATAACCCATGCCTTTGATTTTTTTTGCGCCTTTATCAGCTAATTCTTGCGTTTCATGTGTGCTAGCTACGATTCCGTTGCTAGTGTTGATTACGATAAATTTACTCATGACACTCTCCAATAATTACAAGCATTTAAGCCGCTTGCTTAGCTTTGCCCCGTTTGGGCGTTTTCCGTATTTTCTTGCTTCCTTGGCTGAGAAATATACGCTGATTTAAAATAATGTCAACAGCTTTTTAATTATTTTATAATGAAAATATAATTGTTTTATAATTTCTCTATATATGCAATAATGAGCCCTCGTTTAAATAAACGAGGGGCTGAGGATGACTAAGACAATTTTACATTTATGCGCTGACATCGGTAGCGATACACTGATATATGCAAAAAACGGCTATCGAGTTGTGAAGATAGGCAAGGAAATCGGCGTTGAAAATTTCAGTACAACCGAAAAAATACATGGAATTATCGCTAATCCCGTTTGCACTGAGTTTAGCTTTGCCAAGTATGCAAATAACGGCGGCGTTGGCGATCACGAAAAAGGCTTGTTTTTAGTTCGCCACTGCCATAGGATTATTAGAGAGTGCAATCCTGAATGGTGGGCTATTGAAAACCCAGCTACGGGACGTCTAAAAGACTTTTTAGGAAAACCTGACTTTACTTATGAGCCGTGGCACTTCGGAGACCCGTGGACTAAAAAAACGGCGTTATGGGGCAATTTTAATAATCCGCAGCGGTTATTCGAAAAATGGGAAGATGTACCAAAAATACCAGAGCTGTATATTCGACCGAATCGCGCAAAACCATCACTGGCTTTTTTACACAAAAGCGCGATAAAGCATATCCGCGCTTTTGATGGAATTGAAGTTGAGGATGATATGGGTTTTAGAAGTTTATGCTCACAAGGCTTTGCTAATGAATTTTTTAAGGTAAATAGATGATGGATAAAGAAACGATACTAAATAGATACAAAGGTAAACAACTAGCAGAGATAATTTTTGATGGGTATAAGGGGATTTCTCGCGCACTAGGCGGCAAACCATGCTACCAAGTGATTTGGGCATGGCGAAATAATAATGTGCCAGCAAAGCACCGAGCCGCGCTTGTTCAAGCGGCACGGGATAAGGGCTGGGATATTGAAGAATTTGACTTGAGAGGGGATATGTAATGGATAGCTTAGCACACGTTTGGGAGTTTTTTGTAATCATGACTGTATTTGTTGTTTGGATTGGGTGGGATGGTGATTTATGAATAATATCGAAGAATTAGTAAAAGCGGCGATTGATGAGTTTGGCGAATTAGCGTTTGAGCGGTTTGAAGAATCGGACGGTATAGAAACTATAAATTTACCTAGCAACAGATTTCTTATTATTTCGTTAAGTGATGAATCTGTTGTTGTCAAATTAAAACCCATGCCTGAATTATTCGCGCACGATGTCAAAATTTATGGTGATAATGCTTATCAGATGTGGCAATTATCGCATGAATATAATGAAAATAACGGGGATTATTACTGGATAAACTGCACCATAACATTAGACTTTAATCTCCCTTTAAAATACAGACGCAAAGCATCCGCCCACCGTGTGATGTTGGCGTTGGGTTATTTAGATAATGCAATTAGCGATGGTTAGGAATGAGCGAGTTAATTAAGTTACCGCCAGAAAATGAAGTTATTATCTCAACTGTTAATCATCTTCATTGTGCCAGTCAAGAAGACAAAAACAATGCACTATCCTTGCTATTTATCGGATTAACAGATGCAATCACAAAGCACGGATGTTGTGTTGATATTAGCGACCCGTTGAACATAAAAATATCTAAGTGAATAATAAAATTAGTCGCTTATAAACTAAACCAGCAACCGGCAACTGTTAGCTGGTTTTTTATTGCCTAAAACTTTCTAAATCGTTAGCTTCCAGCGTACAAATCAGCTAATTAAACCCTAGAATTTTATCGACATCTTCAATGCTTCGGGCGATCCCTGCATACGCATTTGTAAATAATGCTTTTGCTAAGAAATCGTCCTGAGCTTGCGTTGGTTTACCTGTTTTGCTTTTTACTTCAATAAAAAACGCCTTTCCTGTCTTCATAACGCCCATAATATCGCTCATTCCCTTTTGGCTATTAAATGCCGTGTAGCGTCCATCTTGCTCCATGACACCAGAGTTTATTCTGATTACTATGCCTACGCTTGGGTGAGCGCGTAAATATGCCATAATCGTTTTTTGAATATCGGACTCTGAAGGCGTGATCGCTGCGTTTGTGTCTTTTGGTTTCACGGTTCTAGTGCGCTTTGGTTTGTCGGTTGATAGTTCGCTAAATACTGGCGGCTTATTACCGAATAGCCGCGCCATACCTGTTAGGTCAGCACGGTTTTTTGCAATGGTTTCTTTTAGGCTTGGTTTTGGTGTGCGTGGTTTCATTCCTGTTCCTGTTCGTTTAAGTAGTCTAAATAATCGCATTTTACGCCATGATCTGGTAATTTTTCCCAGTCATGTTGAAATCTTAGTAGTAAGTTCACGTCTACTTTTTCAAGCTGATAGCCATCTTTTCTAATTAACGCACTGGCTTTTTTTGCCAAGTTATACGCGGCAGCTTGACCGACAAAAGAGGAATCCATATCTGGTAGTATTATCAGGTGTTTAACGTCCTTTGGGCATTCAAAATGTTCCATATTATTTGCATTGTCTAATCCCCAAGTGGCTATTTTAGTGTCTTGATAATGTGCCAAAGCTGTCTCAA